GTGCGGCTCACCGAGGGCGTCCATCCACTCAACGCCTAGCCACCTCGAGAGGTCGACTGGGCCGAGGAGCGGCTCGCAGCTCAGGAACTGCACCGCCGCCGGCGTCTCCAGGAGCAGCGGGATCCGCACGTCGGCCCAGTGCTGGTTCTCGACGCTGACGCCCAGCCATACGTTGCGGAGCGGCCAGACCGTGGTCAGCGGGAAATGCCCTCGAGCCTGGATCGCTCGGTACACACCCTCGATGAAGCCAGGATTACGCAGCAGCAGGCTCATGATCTCCGGCCTCTTGGTGAGCACCTGGAAGGTGTGGCGTTTGGCGATCGCCATCGTGGCGAAGATCTCAGAGACAAAGCCGACGGTGATTTCGGGATGGAAGAGATCGGACATGGAGTTCACGAAGATCCGACGCGGCCGCGTCCACCGCAGCGGCTGGTCGAGCGACTCCGGATACATCTGCATCCCGAACCCCGGGCCGGACGTCTTTGGGTCGCCGTCGACCTTGTAGCGGTGCGGCTGCATCTGCTTAAGCCGGGCCGCTAGGTCGAGGGCGTAGCAGTGCGCGCAGCCCGGCGAGACGCGATCGCAGCCGGTCACCGGATTCCAGGTGGCATCAGTCCACTGGATCGCAGTCTTGTCGCTCACGCTGGCGGCTCCCACTCCCAGAGCCCCTGGCTGCTCATGCCGTGACCTCGAGTAGCGGCGGCTGGTGGGTCTCGTGGGCGATCCGCTTCTCCGCCAGGCGGATGTACTCCGGGTTGAGTTCGATACCGATGCCCTCCCGGCCTAGCCGCTTGGCCACCGCGAGGGTGGTCCCCGAGCCCAAGAAGGGGTCAAGCACGGTATCCCCCCCCCCCGGTGCCAGCGAGGATGCAGGGCTCAACCAGCTTCTCGGGGAAGGTGGCGAAGTGCGCTTCGGGGTAGGGAGTGGTGGCGATCGTCCAGACGGTCCGGGCATTCGCTCCCGCGATGATGCTCTCCAGTGCTTCGGGGGTACGGCGCGCGTTGAAGCCGGACATCCTGTCTCCGCCCGAGATCTGCTGCTGGCCGTCTTGCTTGTGCCCCTTCTCCCGGCCGTCCTTGTGGAACGAGCCATGGCTCTCGCCCTTACTTGTGTCCCACCCGTCGGGCGTTTTGAGGCGTGGCTTTCGGACCGGGACGGACTTGGCGTAGTTCTCGCTCTTGATAAGGCCAGACCCGTCGCCGGGGTCATGGCGTCTGGTCCCGTAGGTGGTGAACGTCTTGGGCTGGAGCGGGCGGCGGATGGCGTCGGCATCGAAGAAATACCGCTCGGACTTCGACAAAAGGAAGAGGTACTCGTGGGACTTGGTTGGCCGATCCGAGACGCTCTCTGGCATCGGATTCGGCTTGGCCCAGATGATGTCGCTTCGCAGGTACCAGCCGTCAGCACGGAGCGCGAAGGCGACCATCCACGGCATGCCGACCATGTCCTTGGGCTTGAGGCCGACCACGCGCGTGTCCGACCTCGGGATGGGCGCGTTGTCACGCCGGCGGGAGAGCGTCTTGCCGTTTACCTCGCGCTGCCCCGCATCCTGACTGCCACGGTTGCCCGCATAGGAATCGCCCATATTGAGCCAGAGAGTCCCGTCGTTCCGGAGCACCCGGCGTACGTCGCGGAAGACCGTGACCATGGTGGCCACGTATTCCTCCGGCGTTGCCTCTAAGCCGAGCTGCGAGTCGACGCGTAGCGCGCCACAGGGGCAGCAGGCCTTATAGGGCGTGGCGCTGCTTACACTCGAAGCCTGCAGCCCCCGACCTGTGATCGTCCGTCCCGTGTGGTCCGGCCGAACATTGCGACGGCGGTGATCACACGCCGGGTCCCCGCCCATCCACGTTGCCGTCCCATAGTCGCGGAGGCCCCAGTAGGGCGGCGAGGTCACGACGCTTTGCACCGACTCGGTCGGCAGCGTCCGGAGTACCGTAAGCGCGTCGCCCTGGTAAATCACTCGCTCAGCCGCCCTTGGTCATCCAGATAGTCCGCAGCCTTGCGCAGCCCCCGCGCGATCTGCACCTGCATCCGGCGGCGCTCCACCGGATCGACGATGGCTTCCGTCCGCCGCGTTGCGTCCGCGCACGTCGCGATCAGGCTCAGCGCCTTGGCCAGGCGGTCCTCGGTCACGCCACCTTCCCGCGAGGAATCGCCGGCATCTCCTGACCCGTGTGCTTGAGCCATGCTGCCATCCCCACCGCCCAGGCCTCAAGCGCATCGATGCTCTCGATCTCCACGCCATAGCGCTTCGACGCCTGCAGCCTGACCTCGTCCTTCTTGAGGTTCCCCTTGCCGAAGGCGACCTTTCGCCATGTGCCGGGGGCCAGCTCGACGTAGGGGACGCGGCGCAGGAAGAGCCAATAGCGCACCACGCCCCCCAGCTCGCCGGCGGTGACAGCCGAGGTGGCCGACTGATACGAGTAGCCCTCGATGGCGACCAGGTCGACGCCCGCGAGAGTCTTGACCCTCGCAAGGATGGTATTGATGCGTTCGAACCGATCGGTCGGCGGCGCCGTTTTGACCGTTCCTGACCCAACGAGCTGTCCGTCGTTGAGAAGAGCCCAACCGGCAGAGGTCATCGACAGGTCGAGACCCAGGATCAGCACAGGCTCAGGCCTCGGGGAGTTCGTCGGGATCGAAGTCCGACTCTGGCCCAAGCCCGGCGACGCCGACACGCTCGACCTCTTCCTCGTCGACGTCGCTACCCTCATCGGCCGATCCATCGACACTGAACGACCCCGTCGCCGCCGACCTGGTACTCCTTGCCCTTCGGCGCGTTCTCAAACTTGCCCCACGGCTCGGCGCCGTCGCCGTCGTAGGGCATACCCAGCTGGGCGAAGGCGCTGCGTCCGGTCAGCTGGATGGTGAGCACGCGGTTCTTGTCGTTGTCCTTGCTGGTAAAGGCGTTGACCTTCCAGCCCAACTCCATCAGTGGCGGACGGACGGCCTGCAGGACCTCGGCGTTGCGTACCCCGAACTCGTGGACATCCTTCGCCCATTGCTTCTGGGCGACAGCTTCGCGGACGGCCTCCACGTCTAGGTCCTCGTCGGCCTCTTCGAGATCTACGACGTCCTCGTCGTCCTCGGTCTCAGCGATCCCGACTGCGGCCTCGTCCTCGAGGTCCTCGGTAAGCGCCTCGGCTTCCAGGTCCGGTTCCTCAGCCTCAACCTCCTCTCGCAGGCCCCGGCCAATCCTCTCGCGCACAGACGCGTCTGCCATTCAAGCTCCTCCAAATCCCGGCGGTGGTTCGCTCATCAGCGAGAGCAGGTCGGCCGGTTGTGACCTGCCATAAAGCGGTAGCCGCTGCACGCGCCGCGCCCGGTCGGCAACTTCGCGGAGACGGCTGATCAGCTGCCTCTGGTAGCGGAGCCTCTCCGCTTCAGTGGCAATCAAGAACACGCCAGCGGGCGCCTCGGTGCTGCTCCCGACCAAGACACCGCGCTGTTTGATGAGCCGGTCGCAGGCGCTCCTCACAGCCCGCTCCGACACGCCAAGGACGTGGCCGATGTTCTTGCAGGTCTGGGCGTTGGGCGCGCCGAAACGGAGTAGGGAGAGGACGCGCCTATCAACGTCGGCGGCGTTCAGTGGTGCATCGTAGAGAGAGACGGCAGCCGACATCTCAGGTGGTGTTGACTACCTCCTGAGCTTTTCTCCACTTAAACGCGGGATCTCCGAGCGTCATCTGCGCGGCGCCGGCCTCGATCAACTGCGGCCGCACGACTGACGGGACCGCCTTGATCTCGACTGACGCATGGATGGCCGGCTCGGGGTCGAGACCGAGGCCCTTCATGGCGCCCCGGAAGGCCTCGATGTCGCCGACCTTGAAGGACGGGTCCCGGGGGCTCAGGAAGCCGACTTCCAGCCCCTCCCACACCGCCGGATCCCGGTCCCCGAAGTACGCCTTGAGCGCCTTCTTCGATTCGTCCAGCGCGGCCTCGTGACGGATGGCGGTCTGGAAGATCTCGATCGCCTGCTCCTCGTTCTCCGGGCTCAGGTTGTGCGGAGCGATGGCCGCGGCGCAGCTGAACCGCTTGGTGCAGTACTGGCAACCCGCGCCGCCAGTCGGTGTCCCCGTGGGGCCGTCAAGCCGAGCGCGCAGCCCGAATATGATGTCGTCCCACCACTCCAGGAGCCACTCGCGGTAGTACTCGGCTCGGATGACGCCGGCGCTCCCGAGACGGAAGTGGTCAGCTTCAGTGGCGACCAGCTGCACCGACGGCCACGTCTTGCAGGCCAAGGCTGAGTAGGTCATCAACTGGAAGGCGTGGGGCTCGGGCGCCCAGCTCGTCTTCCAGTCGCGGATGAGGATGGCCGTCGGAGGATCGTCAGGGTCTCCCCCATCGATACGATCCAGGCGATCAACGGTCCCGGTCAGGATCGCGAAGCCCTCGTCCGTTGTGAGCGTGTGCTCCAGGTGGATGAGGCTATGGAGGTCCGCTGTGTGGGTGCGGGCGAAGCGATCGAGCAGGGCCTTGAACTCGTCGAGCCGGGAGGGATCCAGGCCTCTGGCCTTGCGGAAGAAGGCGTCGCGCGCCAGCTCGTCGATGTCGGCCAGCCGCGATTCCTCACGGTGCGCCTTACACGACAGCAGATAGGCCGCGATGGCGTCGTGCATGGCGCTGCCAAAAGCTGCCTGCTCACTCTCACCCGATGCCCATTCCGTGCAACTAAGGAGCCCCTGGAGCATCGTGCGCCGGATCACCGGCTTGGTCCGCGTCGACACTGCGGTCATGCGTAGGCCCTCGCAGCGGAAGCCCGCCGGCGCATCTTCGCGCGCGCGCATGCCCGGCAGTAGCGGCCACCCCTGCTGTAGCAGGTGTTGGCTTCGTCGTAAGGGTGGCCAGCTGGACAACGGGTCTTGCGGCTGTTCTCCGCCACTAGATTTGTCGATCGGAGGAGGTTGACCTTGAGGGTCACAGCCTCCAGGTGCGGGGGACGGACGCAACGGCGAACGCCGCAGAGGTGGTCGAGGGTCAACTCGGCCGGGATTGGGCCACGAAAGAACGTGTAGACCACCCGATGGGCGAGCCGCGGCGAACCGTCAAGGCGGAACTGTCCATAACCCCGGTTGTTCGTCGAGCCCATGAAGAGCCAGCACTCCTCGGTCTTCTGGACCATCCGGAAGAGCCGCTCGATATCGGCAGCCGTTGGAGCGAGCTCGACCGTGGCAACCGCCGTCACACCATTGCCTCTTGAACCGCCACGCCTTCCGCTGCGAGCTGATCGACAATCCACCGCTTGTGCCTGACCTGCAGGCTGCTCAGCAGGTACTGGCCATCCGCCGGCTCGGTGCCGAGCGCTGCGGAGGCGTGCCGCACCATCTCCTGGAGCTTGGCGATCGCCTCCGGCTTGAAGGGGGACTTGGCATCCTCGGGATCGGTACGACCGCCGCACAGCGCCTTGAGTTCGTCGCGTTCGGCCTGAGTCAGCTGCCGCTGCTCCGCGGCCTCGTCGACCGCTGGCAGCGGCTCGGTGCCATCCGGGTCGGCAGCAGCGTCGGCAGCAGCGGCAGCCACCACCTCATCGCGGTCAGACGCCGTAGCGCCGGGCACGTCGGGCGCCGGCGCCTCGACGGCTGGCGCCTCCAGGTAGCCGTTGGTTGCGGGCAGCAGGTCTCGCACGGAATCGAAGTCCGGCTCGCCCAGCGCCTTGAGCTCCTTGCGCAGCGCCGCCGGCAGGAAGACCTCGGAGGGGCTGGTCAGACCCGCAGCCTGGACCTCCTTGGCCGACCAGATGACCATGCAGGTGTAGTGCACCTGCCGCTTGCCGTCGTGGTTGGTCGTGCGAGGGTGCCGCACCAGCCAGAAGGGAACGGCGGCCGTGCGCTTGGCGAAGGGTTTGAGCATCTCTAGCCCCGAGCGGATGTCGACCATGGTGTTGTACGAGCTCGACGCCAGCTCCGCGATGCCGAAGGGGCGGCAGTAGTCGGGGCTCATAGGGTCGTCGGTGGGATGGAGCAGGAAGGCCCGGAACACCAGCATCTGCTTGCACGCTGCCGCGCCGCCGGGCGCGTCCTTTCCATCGTGGCCAGGGGCTGCGTATTTACAGCAGTCTCGGCCGAGGCACTGGACCTGGAGGCGCCCGCCGGGGAGCCTCGTTGGACGGACCCCGGTCTCTTGGCCGATGCGCTTGGCCCACTCGACGTCGCTGGTCTCCGCGGTGCCGGGTTGATTGGCGGATCCGCCCGATCCCTTGCAGCGCAAGCCGTGGCCGGCGCCGTACGCGCGGTTGTATTGGTTGTAGACCAACTCGTCGCCATCGATCGGGCTGATGGCGTCGACCTCGAACGGCAGCAGCATCTTGAGTTGCTTGGGCTGCTGGCCGTAGGCCGCGTTGACCTCCGCGAAGATGTCCGGGGAGGCGAAGTCCTCCTTGTTTAGGCAGAAGTAGTCGACCTCCTTCGGGAACTCGACGTTCTGCGCGTTCCTGGTCTTGATGCCGAGGCGGATCTTCATGACCCGCGGCAACCGACGCTGCTCTGAAAGTCCAGCGATAGGCATCAGTGCAGCCCCCCGAACCGGAGCACGAGCTGGGCGCCCACGATGAACAGCCCCAACGCAACGATGGCCGCGGCGGCGAAGGGCATAAGACGCTCTCCGCCCTCCCGGCCCTCAGAGGTGATGTAGTAGGCGATGTCGCGCGGCAGGTCGACCAGCAAAACTTCCAGGATGCGGGGACGCACCCGCTGCTCGGCGATGATGGGCGACCGCTTCACGGCTGCACCGCCTTGGCGCACTTCTTGCAGGTGCGGTCGTCAGCCGCGTTGGCGTTGTACTCCAGCCTCCCGGTGGCAGGGCCAGATCGCTTCCACAGCCAGTGGCCGATCACGGTCTGACACTTCCGGCAGCGGACTTCAAAGACCGTAGCAAGAACGGGCGCGCACTCCCATTCAAAGACCGTCTCGCTGACCTCGACAGAGGGCACGGCGGCGAGCGCTTCCGGGTCAGGCTTGGTCACGACTCGGGTGCCGACCTCGATCTTTTTGCAGACGCGATCGCGGGCAACGAAGAGGCTCAGCTGGTGCGGGCCGAACCGCCGGGTGATGGTCATCCCGTGGTCGTCGACTTCCTTCCGGACAGCCCCTAGCGGTGCGCCGTCAAGGAGCACCCGGGTCCACTCGGCCATCTTCTCGGCGGTCCCGGGATAGAGGTTGAAGGTCTGCCCTTCAGCCGCCTCATACGACTCGAGGATGTTGCGATGGCCGTTGACAAACCGGGCGAGGGACCGGAGCCCGTTGACGTACTCCCGCTGTGCAGCTACGAGGGTGCTCATGCCGGGTCCTTCGGGTCGCCAGCGGTCGAGGGAGCCAGCGGACCGCGCACCGCCCGCAGCTGCCCCCGGATCGCGTCGTGCTTGCCTTCGGGGTCACGCTTCGTGTCGACCAGGTGCCGGGCGTAGGCGTCACTGACCAGCTTGCGGAAGAGGGAGCGGTCGCTCCACCGACCGCAGCTGCAAGAGCCCTCGTAGAGGACGAAGCCGTCCGGGCGCTCAGTGCGAGCCACCGTCAGGCCGTGGCCGGCGATGCGGCCTTGGACTCCGAGCCGCTCCCGAATTGGTACTGCCAATGCCATACTTCTCCTTCGAGGCGCTACAGGCCTCTCGGGGCTCCGGGTCAGATCCGGAGCCTCACGTTTTGTGGTCATGCGACCTCAGCGACGGGGAGCTTGCGGTGGCCCTGTCGTGGCTTTACTGGCCAGTCGTTGAGTGCCTCAGATGAAACGCCCAACGTTCGAGCAATCGCGAAGAGCAGGTCGGCGCGAGGGATCAGCTCTCCCCTCTCCCACCGCCGCCAGGTGTTCACGTCGACACCCGCGCCATCAGCGGCGTCCTGCATTGAGATCCCTCTCTGCTCGCGGTGGCGCTGGATAGCCAGTTTGGTCGGCGACGTTTTGGGCATGACGGAATCGTCGCACACGGATACGTGGAAGTCAAGCGGTTCTGAGAACCCGCGTCAGACGCAGGACTTAGGAACGATTACGTGTGGTTAGTGGTTGCGGTGAATACGAAGATGTGCGACGATAACGCGCGTTGACAACGTATTCGTCTAAGACGGAGGCCCTATGGCAACCGACTCCGAGAACATCCTAGACCTCGGGTCCCCCCGCTACCGTACCCTGGGCGAGGCGCTCCGGGCCTCTAGGGGCAAGGACAGAACCCATGACGTGGCCATGGCCACCGGCGGCAAGGTGACCGCCGCCAACGTGTCGACGCTGGAGTCCAACGTCCGTCCGCTGGTCGAGGACGCCTACCGCTTGGTCGCGCTGTACCACCTGGATACCGAGGCCTTCGCCGCGCAGCTGGAGCGCGAGCTGGCCAGCGACTTGGCCAGCCTGCCCACGACCGCCGACCGGATTATCGCCGCCAACACCCTATTGCAGCATCTCAAGAGCCATCGCCAGCGCTACGTCCGGACCAAGGCCAGCCGAGGCGCCAGCCGTTCGCCTCTCCCGAAGATCCGCAAACTGCACGACTACGACGAACCGTGGTTCGGGGAGATGGTGCCGAGAGACGGAATCGAACCGCCGACACGCGGTTCTTCAGACCGCTGCTCTACCAACTGGTACCCCCGAATTCTCGATGGCTTGAACTCAGACCCGGAGTGGGCCGCCGTCGCGTAGTCGTGTCAATAACATCACGGGCGCGTCACCGGACTGAAGCCCCCGGCCTTGCGGCGTGGCGGTTAGGGTGAAAGAAATGTTAAAGACTGAGCTGGCCAGGGTCGGGGCTGAGTGGCTGCGTGAGCAAAGGGACCTCCGGGGCCTTTCGCCCAACACCATCCGCACGTACCGCTCGATCCTGACGGTCACCTTCCGAGCCCTGCCGCACGAGTTCGAGCCGGAGGACATGCGGGACTGCCTGTCGCTGCGGCTCGGACCCCACGCCTCAGTCCATGTCCGCCGCTCGAACTTCGTGGTGCTGTCCTTGTTCTTCCGCTGGTGGGAGGGACATGGGGGCCCCGTATCGCCGTTCCGGCAGATGTCACCGCCGCCCAAGTCGCAGGCTAGGCGGCGGGCACTCACCGAGACGGAGCTTGAGATGCTGACCCTTCGCCTGCGCTCTGCGCGGATCAAGGACAAGGCCGAGATCATGCTGCTGCTCTTCCAGGGGTTCCGGCTGGAGGACGTGACCAACCTGCATTTCCTGGACGTGGATGTGGCCGGTAGGCGCATCCGCGCCCGCCAGGGCAAGGGCGGCACCGACGCCTGGCTGCCGATGGGGCAGACGACAGCCGACACCCTGGCTTTGTACTTCGAGGCCTTTGGCATCGACGGCGGCTGGGCCTTCACCGGACCCAACGGCAAGCTCTCCACCCGCGCCATCTCGAAGGCGTGGAAGCGGGTGTCCGGAGATGCATTAAAAGGAGTGGTCCCCCATATGCTCCGCCACTCCTACGCCAACCTGATCCTGCGCGGGCAGAGCCAAACGGACATCAACACCCTGCGGCGGCTGATGCGGCACTCGTCGCTGGCCACCACCCAACTCTACCTGAGCGACGACGACGAGGCGGCCCGCAACGCTATTGTCGCGCTCGACGAGCATCTCAGCCGCATCGGCCGGACGGCCTGAGATCCCGCGACCAGGCCCCCACCAGCTAAGATGCGCCAGAGGATAGGAGGAGAATTTTGAGTCAGCAACAGCCGCCACCGAGCGCCCCGGGAACCGTTTCCCCTGATGGCCAATACGTCTGGGACGGAAGCCAGTGGGCTCCCAACCCAAACTTAGCCAAGCCGCCGGCGCCCAAGAGCGGGCACATGGTCCGCAACCTGGGTGTTGGGTGCCTGGGCCTCATCGTCCTGATTGTGATCATCGCCGTTGCGGGCGGCGCTGGAAAGAAGAGCACCAGCACTCCCGCCGTCGCCGACAAGTCGCCCGCGGCTGGGGCGTCCAAGGCTCCTGCAGCCGCAGCCCAGCTGCTCACCCTGGACGGCACCGGCACCAAATCCACCCAGAAGTTCACGGCTGGCGGCGACTGGGACCTGCACTACACCTACGACTGCGCGGCCTTTGGTCAAGCGTGCAACTTCATCGTGACGATCAAGAACGGCGATGGCTCAGTCCAATTCGACAACCAGGGTGTCAGCCAATCGGGACTGAAGGGAGAGGATACGCAGCACTACCACAAGGGCGGCACGTATTTCCTCGAGATAATAAGCGAAGGGAGCTGGCACATTGACGTGAAGGGCTGACGCCAGCCCTAAGGCCTCCGCCCACCAGCTGCGAGCCCCCGTCAGCAGCCAGGGGCGCCCCTGTCATTCGTGATGGTGATATTCGTGAGCGGCCACCCCTTCTGGATGATGTGACCACCGCCCGTCACCTGGTCGATGCTGATGTTGCGCGCGGGGCCGGTGATGTACGCCGGCGCCTGGCAGGGCTTCGCATCCGGCACGAACACCTCGTTGCGCAGGGTGACGTTCTCGACGTGGTAGAGGGCGATGTAGTTGCCGTTGATGGTGACGTTGGTGAGCGTCGCCCCGTTCGTGCAGGAGATGTCCAGTGACGCGAAGCCGCCTCTACCGTGGCTGGTGATGTTGACGTTGGAAACCACAGTCCCCGTTGTCAGGAAGCTGTCGCACGGGGCCGGTCCGACGACCCTTATACCGAATCCCGTCCCGGCCTCGACGGTCAGGTCGCGCAGGGTGGTGTGACTGTGCCCGGAGAGTACCGCGGGTGGCGCTTGGTCCGGCGGAAGGCCGGGGTTGCGGGTGGCCACGTCGAGGTTCATGGCGGCGATGGTTACGCCGGGAGCGGTGATCTGGAAGACGACCTGGGCGGCGTGCTGGACGAGGAGGGTTTGATTGGCCCCTGCGCCCTGCACCACGACGGCCCTGCGTATCAGGAGGCGGTCGTTGAGCGCGCAGGTTCCCGCCGATACCTGAACGGTGCCCCCGAGTGAGATCGCCGCCTTGAGCGCGCTGGTGTCATGGGCGGCGTGATTCGAGCAAACGACCACTGTCGCTGCGGCAGCGGGGACCGCGGTGAAACCAACCAGCGCAAGGAGCGCCAGCGAAAGAGCAGCGAGGACCGCCCGGCGTCGCATCGACATCAGACGCCCTATCCTGTGGGCTTGGCCCCGCCCACCAGCTGCGATGTCTTCGCGGTGATGTCGGCCACCAGTTTGGGCATGTAGGCGACCGCGAAGCCGTCGAAGATCGTGTTGAATACCGAGGCGAGGGCGACCTTCCCCCCGAAGACGTCGAGCAGCGTGCTGCCTGACAGAAGCCCAGGCGTCGCGATCGCCAGCAGGCCCAGGACGTAAGGTCCCACGTTGGTCGCAATCGTGCGTGGGAAGACCTGGAAGCTGAAGTTGCCGTTCTTCAACTCATAGGCGGCCTGGAGCAACACGTCGACGGTGAGCAGGGCGATGATCACCAGCAGCGGATAAAGCACTTGGACATCGAGTTTCACGGGGTCCTCCTTACTTCCGCCCGAAGAGGCGGACGAGCCAGTTGACGAGCAGCTGCAGCCAGCTGAGCGCGCCAGGTGGTGGGGTCGGAACAGGGTCAGGGGCTGGAGTTGGAGTGGGTGACGGCGCTGGCAGCGGCGCCGGGCTTGGCCCCGGGGAGGGCACGGGGACTGGCGTCGGCGCCGGCGTGGAGTGCGCGTATGCCGCCAGCGCCGCATCGCCCACAGTTCCGGCCCGCCACACGCTCCACCCCGTGAGGCCATCGATCATCGCCTGCTGCGCCCATTGCGCCGCTTTGGCGGGATCCGGCTCGTCCGACACGGGGAAGACGCGGGGCTCGCGGTAGACGTTGGGATCGTTCTCCGCGCTCCACTCAGCCAGCGCCTGCTGGAAGGAGATCGTCAGCCAGGCGCTGGTGTAGACCTGGGGGCACCAGCCATCGACCGCGGCGTCGATCGCCTTGAGGTTCCACTTGAGCCCGTACTCCACGGGATCCCCTGGTGGACAGAGGAAGACGGCCTTGCCCGAACGGTCACGCAGCGCCTGGAGCGCGGCAGCCAACCCGGTGTCGTCCCGGCTCTCGTAGTCGATGAAGAAGGCGTCGGTATCAATCGGCCTCGACAGAAGGTTGTCGACGCAGGTCATCAGGTAGGCGGCGGGATCTGCCTCGGTGTAGCCGGCGTCTCCCTCGCCGTACCAGAAGGCCCAGGCATACGCCTTGAGGCCGGCCGCGCGGGCCAGCGGCGCGCGCGCGACCCAAGCCTGATACTGCGCCGCGTCGGTGCTGCCACCGGCACCGTTGGCCGCCCGGATGAGGGCCCCCTTGTAGCCGAGACCCTTCAGCTTGCCGTAGTCGGCCTGGTCGGTCCACTCCCAGCAGAGCACGCCCTTGGGCGCGTCGACGTCGCCGGTGAAGGGGACCGTGGTTGGCTTGGGTCCAGGTGCCGGTGCTGGCAGCGGCGCCGGCGGCGTGGCGCCCGCGGGGTCACCGATGAGCAGGTTCGCTGGCGGATCGGCTCCGTTGGCATAGTTGATTCCCGCTGAGGCTAGCCAGTGACCTCCGGGGCTGGTCCGGAACCATCGATCGTCAGCGCGCGGCGGGTTGTAAGAGGTGTCGAGCACGACGCTGTCGTCCCCGCCCTTCGGTGTGTGATGACACCAGGCATCGAAGGTTAGGCCGATGCCACCGTTGACAACCTGCGGGTCTCCGGGCCCGGGCTGGAGGATGATCGGCTGGTCGGTCCCCGGGAGGTGACGGACGCGGACCCCTCCTGCAGCCACCACGCCGGCGAATGTGGCGGCTGGAGTCGGCGCTGGGGCTGGAGTCGGCGCTGGGGCGGGCGTCGGTGCAGGGGCTGGTGCCGCGCCGGCGCCGATGTATCGGTAGCGGAGAACCTTCTGGATTAGCCTCTGCCAAGGCGCGCCCCAGACCGAGACTGGCCGGACCTGACCCACCCAAGTGTCGGCGATCGTGACGGCGTGCCAGTCGACGATCGGCGAGAAGTGGGTGCCTCTGCCCAACGACCCTCCGGAAAGCTCGACGATCACGTAGAGGTTGGGGTCGTCATTGTTGAGCTTGTTCTGGTCGCACGGGATCGACTCACAGTGGTAGATCTCCTCTAGCTTCCACAGGTCGGGGTGGAGATCCTGCAGAGCGGAATCGCCCAGCAGCTCGCCGCCGGAGAAGTGGATCTGGTCGTCGAGCTGTCCCGGGTCGATCGCATGGCCAGCCCATGTCATCAGCTGCGCGAAGCTGGTCAGGAAGCAACCGTCCGCACCGATGGTGTCTGGGCCGCCACCCAGGCGCTTGCCCCGCCAGCGCGGGTCATTTTGGCTCAGCGTCATATCCGCTTGAGGATGAAGACGATGAGGGCGACGATCAGGACCGCGATCAGGACATCGAGCAGGGTGATGCCGCTGGTCTCGATGATCGCCAGCATCACGCTGCCTGCTGGTTGGCGAATGCGGCCTTGGCGAGGGGGTTGCTGGCGGCCAGCACCAGCGGGTTGCCGGTAGTGTGCGCCTTGACGCGCTTGGCGTGGAGCGGATGCGTCTCGGAGGTGTGGATCACCTGCACACGGCTGTCACCGCTGCCCGGCGCTGCCACCGGCACGACCGCGACGTGGCCACCGGTCGCGGGATCGACGTGCAGGAGCTGGAAGCTCTCTACTTTGAAATGCTGGATGTCGGTGATGGGCTTGGGGTCGTTGTGCTCGCCGACGAAGCCGCTCTTGGCGAAACCGATGTGGTATGCCGCGTTGATCGGGACGCAGGAGTTGGCCAGCGAGTCGGTGTACCAGGCGATGTCATCGGCCGTGACAACCGGCTGCCGGAACCGAGCCACGTCCTTCAGGCCGATCTTCGTCAGCTCCGCTTCAGTCTCCGGGAACGCATCGAGCAGCGCGACGTAGTTCTGGCGCAACGCGTCCACCAGCTCAGCCTTCGCGCAAAATTGCGAACTCCACTCGATGCCCGCCTTGTTGAGGAAGAGCAGCCAGCCGGTCGTCGCCGAATAGACCCAGAGCGAGCCACCGTGGTGCGCTTGGTACGGTCCGGGTCCCTCGAAGATCGCCTTCCCAGCCGCGACCAGGGCGTCGCAGATCTTGTGCATCGTCGTCCGAGCGTTGCCGAAGCCCGGTGAGTCGGTGCGGGCGGGATGGCCATCGACGTTGATGTCGGCGGTCTCGCCGACTTTCATGTCGTGTTCCTTCGCGATACCAGGAGCCGGATCAGCCGGCGGAGATGCAGCCATCGACTGCACGATGGGAGAGGGCCTAAGTTGCCCTTCCTATGAGATCAGCGGCAACGTCTATCCCTTGAGGTGCCCGGTGACGGCCAGCACGGTGACCACCACAGCCACCACAGCCACGACCGTCGTGATGGCCCACTGGTTGGTCCGCCCGCTGTCAGTCCGAACCTGCCGCTGCCCCTGAGTCCGGTAAAGCACCAGAGCCCCGGCGCCGATCAGGACCGACGCGCCCAGGATGAGCGACGAGATGACCCACTGGCTCGTGTCCTTGCCCTCGGCGTATGCCAGCCGCTCGCCCTGCTGTTGGTACTGGGTCTGGGTGAGTTCGTCTAGACGCTTGTTGATCGGCGTAATCGTGGCGCTGATGGTTGTCGCAAATGCGTTCTTGGCCGCTTCCACCTGACCGCGCAAGGTCTCGGCAGTGGTCACGACCTGAGAGGCCATCGTCGCCGCCTCGGTGCGGGCTGCGACAGCCGCCTGCTGGACGCTGAGAGCAGCCGCCGCCAGGATGGCGTTGATGCGACTGCTCTCTCCCTTGCGCAGCTCCTTGGCGTGCGAGGCGCGCAGGTTGCCGACCTCACGCGAATGTTTGCTGTCCTGCTTTCGGAGGTCGTCCTGGCGCGTCATACCGGCCTCGAAGAGCTCGCGGACGTTGAGCGTCGGATCGTTTCCGTTCCGTTTGTGCGAAAAGAGTCCCATGCTATGCGGGGACGTGCGTCCAGCCGTTGCCGCGACGATCCCCCTGGTGCTCCGATTGGTCTCCGCTCACGCGCTCACGGTGCCAGAAACGGGCCCTTGCCCTCAGCTACGGCAACCCGTAGACGGTCAATCGAGTCCCGGCTATCAAATTCGCGCCATCTGCCCAAACGTGGAGGGAGGTTATCGGTGCGAGGCTGTCCCATTCCCCTGTGAAGGTAAAGGCGGACCCGGTGTTACCGATGTCCATCGAGGACGTACTAGAAACCCACTGTTTGAACCGGTCGGCAGCGGAATAGGCAGAGATCAACGCGCTAGTTACGCTAAAGCGTCCAACGGATGATGCTCCTGATCCTGCCAGTGCAAAATACCAGTTGCCTGGCCCACCGCCCGAGACAAAGGCGGCGGCACCCCCAACCTGTTGCTCGCCGTAGTAGTAGCTGGCATAGTCGGCTGCGGTCGTGTCCCCATTGAACTGGATCAGGGCGTTATCGTTGTAGGTGCCGACCGAAGCAGAGTCTGTGCGGGCGCTGACCGTGACCATGAGGTCTTTGAAGTTCTGAGGAAGGTTGTTTATGTCGATGGCAGCTGCTGCCGTGCCTTGGACTACAACCTCCGCAATTTTGGTCAGCCCCAATGGTGGTAGCCCTAGTGGTCCGAGAACGCTCCACACGTTGTCGTCTCGCCAAACGCATTCCACGGCATCACCCACCTGGGGGAGGTAGCTCGTTGCCAGCACCACCCCGGTACTGCCGTCGCTTGCCGTCTCTCCCGCCCGCACGATCTCCACTGTCCAGGGCAAGCTCGAGTTCACCGCAGCTATGGTCGCGCCGAAGAACCTCTCTGTTACGAGGTGGCGATACTTCTTGGCCAGGTAGGTGTCAAAGAACTCGGCAAGCTCTCGCTCAGACGGACCCTTCATGCTGCCACCAGTCGCACGAGTTCGTGTTCCGTCAGCGCCCCGGCCTTGCAGCGATGAGTCCACCTGGTTTCGAGGTAGTTGAAGGCATTCAGGGGTTCGTCAGCCGTCTGGTAGATGAGCCCGTAGACGTCGTTGTCCTGGCTCACCGGCCAGGCTGTGGTGTTGACCGTGAGGCGGCTGAAGATTCGTGCCGCTTCCTGCGCCTTCGTCATTGCCACCGCGAGGCAGACCGCAATGTCGGGAATGGTTGAATCTCTCACGGTCGTCAGCTTTGGATGCCAGTTGGGGACGCTGATGGGGCTATCGGGTCGAGTGTTCGTATAGAGCACCGAGAGGGGAGGTGGTCTGCGGGGGTCATCGCTAATCACCAGCACCTGGTTGTACGCCTTGGTGATATCGATGGTCTCGGTCCCACTGACATGAACGATGCTTCCCTGTACGGTGGCATCGAACGTAAAACTGGGGGTGATCAGGTTCCAGTCGGGGATTGTCCGCGACCTCAGCGTTCCAGTTTCGTCGATCCACGCCGGGAAACAGTTGATGCCTCCAAGGAGATCGTTGACGACCGTGAGTCGGGTAGTCCCGGCATCCCAGCCCAGAGGAGCAACCAGGTTTGGAGAGGCGGCTGATCCAAGATCAATGGAGACTGGCAGGGGAGTTCCACCGCCATAATCTCCCACGACTGACTGAATGCTCGAGAGGTATGGCGCTCCAGCAGCCAGTCCGAGAGCAGCGGTCAGGTTGCCGTCGACAAGCAACTGGGTCAGGTCATAAGCATCGTAAGTGCGCCAGGTGGCTGCTGGCTGGATAGCCTTGGAGGGAGGTACCACGGTGAAGATGCCCAGAACAAAATCCAACCAACCACCGTCTGGGGCATAGGCCTGGTAGCGCACCCTTACAAGATCGCTGAAGGGTGTGAGCGCTACGTCGCCTCGAACTGTGAACTTGAGACTGCGCTTTACCGCTCTCGTCGTATCGTGCTGGACCTCTGCTCCTGGCTGAACGAAGAGATCACCAATCGTGCCATCCGCGGCCAGACGCTCAAACTTCCAGCGCTCGGTGAGCACAACCCCTGTCAGGATTGCCACCACCTGATCTGCGGTGTACGCCGTTCCTCCTCCCGCTCCATTATCAGCAGGAACGGAAGTCCTCTCAAGGGCCTGCACGTCAGAGGGCTGATTCGAGGAGGGTCTGACGAACGATAGACCCAGAAACCTGCTGCGGAATACCTAGCGCTGACCCGTAGACCGTGCTGGGCTGGTAGGTGTTTCCCGCTTCTACGAGCTTGATAGTCGCCTGCTTGAGAGCTGAGTAGCTGGCAGGCATGAAGGCGACGGCCTGATCCTTCTCGAGCGCGACCGTGACCATTGTTCCGGCTGCATCTCGGTAATAGCCTGCGGTGCCTGTGAGCTGGATCTGATCGAGGAGCGCCATGAGGGCGTTGTAGGTCGCAGCATCCAGAAACGCCGAGTTGAGTTCCACGGTCAGGTAGTCCAGCAGCCCATAGCGGGCCAGCGGCGCGCGCAGGCCGAGCACCGGGACTTGCTCCGCATCCAGGTGGAGCCCCAGCTTGGGGCCTCCCTGCACCGCAATCGCCACATGGTTGGCTTGGCCGGCACCCGCCAGGTGGAGCATGGCTGTGTAGCCACCGCCTGAACCTGGGAGGATTGTTGCTGCAACGACGGTGCTCCCCGCTGATTCCTGTGCCGACGCCAGCGGGCCTACCGCGGAAACCATGAAGTCGTAGCCGACGCCGAGGGCGAGCTGATCCATAAGCGCCACAGACTGCTGAGTCCCGCTTGTCACCGCCGCGATCCCGTCCTTGAGGAGGTACCAGGCTGTTGTGCCGGTCAGCCTGTAGTAGACGCGGTTGGTGACAGCGGTAGAGGCATTGGGATTGGTCCAGGCGACTGTGATCAAGCCATTGGGATGGTCAGGCGTCGCCGCGGGTGCGGTTGGTACACCTGGAGCGGCAGCCGCATTGACCGTGAAAGCCTGGGTCAGGGCTGCGCTGGCCGAACTTCCTGCCATCGGTACATCGGTGCTGCTAATCGCAAAGAGCATCTGATACACGCCTGCCCCATTGAGCAGGAGGGGAGCCAGGCTCAGGAGGATGCTGTTGAGAGCACCCTGGCGCAGTCCAGAGTCAAACACGATGGCGCTGTCCGAGATACGCTGGACCCGAATCCTCGAGGTCGCCTGCGGCCCACCTCCAGCGCCTGCAACGTAGCTCATTGCTGCTGTAGGCTGCGCCGTGGTAATGGTGCCGAAGGGGAAGTCGCTGCCGATGGTCGGCGGTTGACCGATCTTGATCACGGTCGTTGCGCCGAGGCTCCAGTCCCCGTTGGTCGAATCAGCGAAGATCACCGTCACTTGAATCTGATCCCCGTCAGCCAGGTTGAACAATGGCGCGATGCCAAAGGCTCCGTAGTTGAAGGTGATGTCCTGCGAGCCATCGGCATTGAGCAGGATCACTCCGCCAGTTCCGAGCTGGCCGGCTGTCAACCCGGGTGGCACTATCACCTGCACTGCATTCACAGTGCCATCAGCCGTCTTGACCTGTCCACCCTGGGTCATGACGATGTTGCCCGCTACGGCACCAGTCGTGGTCCCGCCAAGGACCGCCCAGTAAACGTAGACCGCACCTGCTGGGGCTGAGTGGGACTTTGGCCAACCCAAAGCGGCAGCAGAAGTGCGCGTGATGGCGGCGTTGAGCACAGTTGCATCCGTGGCCCATGCCGTCCCAGTGTTGCCCGACATGTCGGTCATCGCCCGTCGATAGATCGATGTTGTGCCTGCCCCGTTGGTGGTGCCTGAACCCCCCATGACATAGACGAACCCATTGAGGATGATCGCCGCGTGCTGGGTCCGGGCTGCCGGGAGTGCGGTCGCCATCGCAGCGAAGTTGCCGATTGTCAGATCACTGCCCGTGATGGCAGCGCGGTAGCAGGTCGTCTGCCCGGTGGTGCCGTTGTCGCCACCGAGGTAATACAGGTAGCTTGTGGCGTAGCTGGTTGCGGATGGGTCCTTGTCGGTGAGGAGCCTCCCATTAGTACGGGCAGCCGGAAGAGTCGGGCCGGTGATCCACATGTATGGCGCATCTCCGTCTGGCTGGCCACGGCCGTTGCCCTGGCTGCCGTTATCAAGCTCGATCTTCCAGGAGGCGGTGCCCAGGGTGCCTGCCATGACAAGGAGCGCCACCTCGTTCCCCCCGGCAGCGACAACGATGATGGAGCCACCTGTCGCTCCTACCGGGTTGGTGACATCAAACAGGGTCCATGTTCCGAGCGTACCGTCAGCATTGATGAGAGCGAAGTAGACGTTGGAGGCAGTCAGGGCATAGAGGATCGGCGGGAAGCTATCGTGCAGGTGGCTCCCTGAGTAGACCTGGGCGATACTGCAATCAGCCACCGCCAGCGTCGTCCCGTCCTGCTCGACGGTGGGCATGGCGCGCTCGATGCGCCACGATCCAATCCCGTTGGAGGCGATGGAAGCACTGAGAACATAGCCGTCCGGCCCCACCCAGTAGACGCGCTGCCCGATCCTCCAGGTATCAGAGGAACCGTCCTCCAATCCGGTGACAGCCGCCGTTCGGGGCAAGGGTGGGAAGGCAGGCACGGTAGGAGCACCGGAATCCCAGGCCAACTGCGCTGCCTGCGGTAGCCCTCCTGCCACGGTGCGGTATGCCGTGACTCGGATGTTCCCGGCGAGGTCTTGCCCACCCTGACGGTTGCTGTACCGGGTCTTCATTGTCAGCGCATCGCCACCCGTGTTGGCACCACGCTGGTTGGACAGCCGCCCAGGTGATGTCGGGTTCAGCCAGACGGGAGTATTCGGAGTAGTCATCCAGCTCTCATCGCAGCGGCCCTTGCGCCAACGTTCGGGGTGCCCTTGTTGATCTCTTGCAGGTGATCGTTCGCGATGCCACCCAGCGCCACCAGCTTCTCTAGGAGGGGTGCGATCGCGCTACCGCCATGCTGCCCCTCCAACTCGAGGTTTGACCCTGAGCCTGCTCCTGGAGCCTGCCCGCTGAAGTTCAGGCTGGTCTTCGCGCTGAAGCCGCTCAGCTTCTTACGGAAGGCATCGTGGGACGCTGTGCTCCGCTCGATCCCCATCGCGACACCCTCATCGACCGGCTCCCCGATCTCCTTGGCCATGACCGAGGAAGCCGAGTGGATGCCGAGCGCGTCCTTGAGCGGGCCGGGGAGCAGCATCGCCAACGTGTGGATGACCTGGTTGATCTTGTACCAGCCGTCCCGGAAGCCCTGGATCAGCCCGTCGATGGCGTGGCCCGCAGCGCCGTTGAAGGCGCCCCAGAGGCCACCGAAGATGCCCGCCACCTGCCCCACGAAGCCGCCCAGCGCTCCCGCCACACGGCCGGGCAGGCTGGCGAACCAGCCGACGATGCCGTTGATCATGTCGGGGATGATCGAGTGCCCCACCAGCATGTCCCACAGGTGAACGAACCAGCCAATGATCCCGCCCACAAACCGGCCAACATCATCGACGAGGCCTCCGAACTTCACCCGCCAGAGATCAATCACGATCCCAAAGAAGTCCTGGAACAGCTTGATGATGTCCCCGATCACCGCCATCCACTTGCCCTGGATGATGTCGGCCACCAGCTTCACGACGTCGGCGATGACGGTGAAGGCGATCACGAAGATTTGAATCGCCGCGGGTAACACGACCTTGAGGACCTCGATGATGACTTTGAAGGCCACCATCAGGACCGCACCGATGACAATCGCGATCCCCTGGAAGAGCGGCATCAGCTGCTGGAAAGCGGCCATCAGCTGCTGGATCGCGGGCTGCATCTGGGTGAAGGCGTCCTTCAGGGCAGGGAGGACCGCCTGCCAGAGCTCGTTCAGGCTCTTCCCGACCTCGCCGATGACCTTGCCGACAGCGGCAAAGACGCCGGGGAGCGCATCTAGCACGGAGCGCAAAGGCCCGATGATCTTGCTGACGTCGCCAAATTTCATGCCGAGGTGGCCCAGGGTGTCTTGAACCGCCTCCCAGACCGATTTCCCGTTGGAGAGCTGGTCAGTGAAGTACTTGACCGCGCCGGCGATCTGCTGGAAGTGGACAGCGAGGAACCCCAGCGGCGAAATAATGTACTGGAGCACAGCGGGCAGGCCCCTGAAGATGTCGATCGCTCCGCCAATGGCCTTGCCCGCGATGGTGACCGCCGTGCCGATCCCGTTCCCGAGCATCTCGACGAAGGGCACGATCTTCGGGGTCTGGTCAGTCAGCCAGCCGATGACAGCCGAAGCCACCGGCAGCAACTTGGTGCCGATCTCGATCGCCGCGGCCGACGCGCCCGCCTTCAGCTTGTCCAGGCGGACGTTTAAGTCCTTCTGCGCCAGGTCCCACCCGATCACCTGGCCTTTGCCGTCGGCGATCGATTTGCTGACCTTGCCCGTCGACGCGAGGAAGTCGCCCATGTTCTGGCCGGTGAGTCCCAGAGCTGCTCCGAGCCCGCGGGTGCCGCCGGTGATGTCCTTCAGGGCTGCGAACATCGCCGCCCCGCCCTGGGGGAACTTCGTCTTCAAGTGCTCTTCGACTAGTTGCAACGCCGGCAGCAGCCCCTTATGGGTCAGCGTGTCGCCAACCTCCAAAGAGGTCAGCCCGATGCCCTCCAGCGCCTTCGATCCCTTCGGAGTCTCAGCCGCGAGCGCGGAGAGAGTGAAACGCAAATAGGTCGCCGCGTTGGCCGCCGGGGTGCCCCGCGCCGTAAGCGTCGCCATCGCTCCCCCGATCTGGTCCAGAGGTACGCCGAGCGCGGATGCGGTAGGCAGGATCGCGGACAGCGACCCAGCCAGGTCCTGCATATGGGTCTTGCCCTGGGCGACCACGCTGACCAGGAAGTTCGTCGCATCCCCGGCGTTGCTGGCCGAGATCTTGTAGTCCTTCATGACCGTCGTGACGGCATCGGCGGTCGTCGCGAGGTCGGCGCCGCCGACTTTCGCCCCCTCGGCGGCCACCCTTAGGACGTTGAGGCCATCCGCCCCGTGGTAGCCGGCGGACTCGATCATGAACAGGCCCTTGGCGAGTTCTATGGGCGTTTGGCCGACCTCGGGGGCCATCTTCAGGATCCCCTGCCGCACCGACTCCAGGGCCTTGGCGTCTTCCCCTGCGCCCGTGACGAGCTGGGTGGTGGCCTGCTGAAAGTCCCCGGCCATCTTGAGACTGATGGCGCCCACGCCCGCGACGACGGCACCAACCACCAAGAGGCCGGTTGCAACGGCAGTGGCTATGGCCCCCAGCCCTGACAACTTATTCCCGGACTGGCCCACCTCAGCCATGCCGCCCTTGACCTCGCCCATCGACTTCAGAGCACCGGCCGCATTCCCCTTAAAGAGGAAAAGCATCTCGGCTACGTCAACGCCCATCAGGCCTCCTGGGCGTCAGCCTCGGGATCCGGACTGACCTTTACCCGGGTCGCTACGGTGCGCACTGCGTCCCAGTCGGTCTCTGCGTTGGGATTCAACAGGTGCGCATCGGTCGAAGCCTCTGCATCGCGCCGGAGTTCGGCGATGATGCCGTTGAAGTCGTCGGCTGCTCCATCGACACCTGCGGCGACGGCAGCGATCATCATGTTGAGCGTCGCCTCGTCGGCCAGCCGGTCGTCGTGCATCTCCTTGACCAGCTGCAGCCGGCTGCTCACGAGCCCTGGGGACCACGAGAAGATCTGAGCTTCTGTGAACCCGGCGCTCATGAGCACGGGTAGCGCTGGCTCTAGTTGGTCGAGGAGGTCGGCCGCCAGCGCTCGGCCGCCTGGGAGAAAGCCGCCCAGATCCTCTTTGGATCGTTGTGCTCGAACAGCGCCTCGAACACGTGGATGAACTCCACGGGATCGAAGTGCTTGTCGACCCAAGCCGTCGGCCGATCGACAATGATCCCGAAGAGCTTGGTGATGATTGCGTCGTCGAGCACGTCAAGCAGGATCTGCAGGAGTGCTGCGTAGTCGACGGTCGGAGTAGCGGCATCAGACGCCACCGCCACCTCTGAGTCCTCGTCGGCGGGGCTCACCGAGTCGATCAGAGTCGAGATGCGCGTGATCTGTGCAGGGTCGACCTTCTGCACGAACTCGGCGCCGATGCGCGTGAGGCCGATCCACTGCGTCAGGCTCAGTTTCCCGATTGGAATCAACTCATCGCCGACCTCGACGATGGTGCCGCGGAGCTGGTCTGGCGACTCAGCTGCTACGCGCTGCGAAACCTCGGATCGTTGTGCCGTTGATGCTCCGGCCATTGGTTGCCTCCTGAACGGGGTGTGCTATCAGGTAGGCACGCTCTCAGGATTGCGGAGTTGCCCCGCCCGGATGAGCCTCTAGGCTTTGGGCAGCTGGCTCCCCGGCGGCACGTCTGTCGGCGGCTCAGGATCCGCCGCTGGCTCAGCAGGTGCCTGAGCGTCTGCTGGCGGGAGCACGATGAAACTGTGGTCGGCGCCGTAGGCTGCGTGGATCTCCTCGGCAACGGAGGCTGGCACCGTGGTGGGTTCCCCAATTCGGAAAGCCGTCCCGTGATAGTCGAAGCTGCCAGAAGGGCCCTGGTACGTTAGCTCGACATCAGGATCACCCGGGTCCTGCGCCTTCGCCGTGTCCTTGGTCACCGCCTAGTACTCTTCCTTCAAACTTCCCGCTTCCTGGCCGACCGGCTGGGTCAGGTCCGCCAGGGCCAAGAAGCTGACCTTGTTGAGTTCGGTCGTCTTCTCGCGGCTGAAGTTGATCTTGATGGCCTTGAAGCTCACGCACTGATTGAAGTGGCCACGGAGTTTCAGCGGCGTTCCGTCGAGTTTCGGCACTGACCAGTCAAGGGTGCCCTGGGGGATCAGGGGATTGCCGCCGAAGTAGGCAGTGTCGACATTCGGCGTCGCCGGCTGCACCAGGATGTTCGTGTACGCAGTCGCCACGAGGCCGGTGTCGTTGAAGCTCAGCGGCGCGACGGCGTTGATGGTGCCGATCAGGCCCTGGGTGGTCCCACCAATGGTGCGGATGATCTTGTAGCCCGTGGCGTTGGGGACGGCCGCCCAGGTGATCTGGTTGTAGTTGACCGGCCCGAGCGCGGCGTTACCGGTGGCAGTGGTCCCGACAGGCGACGCAATACCGTCGCCGTTGCTGTCGAATGCCACCACGGTGTAGGTGTAGGAGGCTGCGCCGGCAGCACCGACCGGTGTGACGGTGGGTGCTGTGGGGCTCGTCAGGGTGCCGGCCGCAACCGTGGCGACTGCCGTGGTCGCGATCCCGAATGCGGCTTCGACGATTGACATCTGGGTCTGGGCAAGGGCGCAGGTGAGGCTGCATTCTTCCTTGGTCTTGACCGCCCGGACAGGCAGGATGACCTGGTCGACCTCAATCTGGAAGACGGTTGGCGTGTAGTCGAGCTCGACTCCGCCGATGGTGCCGCCGAGATCGGTGATCCCGAACAGAATCACGCTGTCGGCCGCGCCCATGCGGATCTTGGCTGGGGTGACCGCCATCTAGACCGCCACCGGTATCACGCCGGCGCGGCGGCAGTCGCTCAGCCACTGCTCGTCTTCGGGGGCGCTGGTGAGTCGAAGCGGAACCAGCTCCACGAGCCGCCTGGCCACCATGGCGCAGGCGAGGGGTCGAGCGCTCACAGTCGTGACCACATCGGCCCCGGCTCGGTACAGGCGCTGGATCGTGTCAACTGGGATCAGGAGTTCCACCTCAAGGCTTAGAAGCAGGTCATACGATGCCCAGTTCTCAAACTTGCCCCACAGCAGACGCCGCGCGACCCGGGCCTTGATTTCCTCGTCCCGGTAGCCCTCGCCCTGCGTCGCGCCCGCTCTGAGCAGCCTTACCCGATGCCTCGGACCGAATGGCCGCGACTTCGACCAGGCCACCAGCCAGCGGATGTACCAAGGGGATGGCTCGTCGGTCCCGTCGACCAAGACGAGGTCCCACAGCAGCTCGGTCTCCTGTGCTCGAAGCGCCGCGACCCAGTTGTCGAAGCCGGACATCCGGTCCTCGGTGACCACGGTCGCCACCAGGAGCCGCGGCGGCCGCGTCGTAAAGACCTTGACCGTGGCACTCTGCGCCATTAGCGGCCGAGCTTCTTTGCGGTCATGACCCGCTCGATCATCTCGGCAGTCGGGTTCATGCCGAGGATGTCCTCAGCGTCTGGCTGCCATCCCCGGACCGCAAGGTCGTACATGACCTCGAGGTTCCCGTGCCTGCCGATGCCGCGGTCGTCCATGGGGCCGGCCTCGTGAGGGATGATCCGGAAGTAGTGCTCGAGCAGCCATGCCAGGTACTCGTCGTCGTCGACCGGGCCGCCGGGGAAGACCTGGTGGCCGATGATAAAGACCCAGTTAGTCGCCTCGAGGTAGGACGGACAGACCACGGTGTAACCGTCGATCGAGGTCAGCTCCCACTCGCCGTGCCCGGGCCCGGGGACGGAGCGGCGTACCGCAACCACAAAGCAATTCCGGCGGGACTTGTTGAGGGTCCCGGCCTTGACGATCAGGCCCTGGGTCACGGGCGCACCACCAGGACGTCCACGCCATATCTGAGCATGGCGCCGCCGAGATAGCCGCCGACCGCCAGCTTGCCACTGCCGCCAGGCGTGATCGGGCTCTCCGGAAACACGAGCTGGACCAGGCCCCCGAGCTGCTGGTTGCGCTCCACGAGCCGGTCGAAGGCCATCAGCATCATCAGGGCGAGCCTCTGCGCGCTCTGCGGCTCGCTGCTCTCGGCCATCACCACAGCGTCGACGCGGTATCGCCACTGGCTCCCGTAGGCCTCGTCGAATTGTCCATTCACCGCCGGCCCGATTCGGCCCGGTCCCCCGGCAAAGATCAGCTGCGGATACGGCGGCACCGGATTGAGCTCATCGGTCAGTCGAACCTCCGCGAACGAGTCGTTGATCCAGCTGGGGTCGCTGAACTGCTGCTCCTTGAGTTCGATGTTGTAGGACGCGCCATTGAGATCGTGGATGGGATAGATCAGGGACTGGGGAGCCACCTGGACAAAAGCGTCCATCTCGACCTGATAGGCCGCGCTCTCCCCCATGGCTTGGAGCATCCGCAGGACCTGCTCGAGGCTCCCGGTGCCAGGCGTCTGAGCCAACTAAGCCGCCACGGCCAGGCCGCCGCCGCCGGCGAGATCTCGCATCACCCGGGCGCCGATCCGGTTGCCCATGAAGGTGATGATCGGGTCGACGGCTGCGATCGCCCGGTGCTCCCAAAGGTTGGGGCGGGTGCCCGGGTGGTGCACGTGAGCCCGCATGATGGCCTCCCCGTCGATCTCGAAGTAGAGGACCTTCGCCCCGCTCTTGCCGGTGAATGCGCCGGCCCAGATCTCGTGCGGCGGGGTGCCCTCTCGGATCATCCTGGCCAGCTCACCCTGATCGCTCCTGACCCCCACCTCGAAGCCCGTGGCTGTCCTCATGGCCTCTCCGTGCATCGAGTCAGCAAAGGGTGTGTGACCGTCCCGCGGCTTGGACGATCGAGGCGCCGCCGCCGAGAAGGCCCTGGCCATCTCCCCTGACATCACAACGGCTTCCTCTTGCAGCCGAGCGACGAGGCCCCCATCGGTTGCCGCCGCGAAGCGTCCCTGCAGATCCCGCAGCCCGATGATCTCGACCGTGATCACTACTTCTACTTCTTCTTCTTGCGGGGCGTGATCGCTTTGTGGCTTCTCTTCTTGCCGGAACGAACGTGCTGACTCTTGACGTGGCTGCGCTTGCCGTGGTGGCTGGCGGTACGCGCGGCCGCTCCCCAGGCCATCTAAAACTGCTCTTTCATCGTGAAGGCCGGGACACCAGGCTGCCCGGAGTGGTCGAGCAGGGTGTCCGTGCCCACGTCGTAGATCAGGTTGCCGTTGGAGATGACCCCAGCCGGATCGGGCTGCATCTCGAAGGCACCGGCGGCGCCGAAGATCGTCAGGTTGTCATCGCCCGTTTCGATCCGGGTCAGCAGGTCGTCGGCGTAGGTGATCCAGTCGTCGCCCTGCTTATCGGCGTTGTGCTGCATCGACCCGTGGCGAACCATCTCCACGTGGCCGGCGGCCAAGGCTGAGGCGATCTTGCGCAGGATCGAGTAGGCCTGCGGCTGGATGACCCCGCCCGGCGCGTTCGAACTCGGTGTCAGCGGCACGGTGTATCCCGACTTCGCGAGCACCATGTCGACGTCGGCTGAAGCCTCGATCAGGAACTGCGCCGTCTGCACTGCGGTCGGGAAGGCGTTGGACTTGGTCGGATCCCAGCTCCCGGCGGCGATCCGGGCGGCCACGTCGGCCACGCTCGCGTATCCGGTGCCGAAGGGGACGCCACTGCCAGTCGCCAGCGGCTTGAATGGACTCGGGAAGATATACACCGAGCCGTCAACCGCCACGATCGGGTCCGGCGTCACGTCGTACCCCTCCCATCTGAAGCTCCAGATGCCGTCAAGGTTGTCGGGGATGGCCACGTGGTATGCGCCGACACCGTCCCTGATGACGACGGTGTCGGTTGGATAAGTCTTCGTCGTCGCGGTTTGGCCAGGTCCGGCGTAGGTCACCTTGACCGCCGTGGGGGGGTCGAAGGCGACGCCGCTGGGCGAGGTGAAGGCGACGGATATGTTGTCTGGCTGGCCTACAGTTGCCATGGCTGCACAGTACTCAGAACAAGGACTTGGTCACGGCGGCGTTGGTCGGCTTGGCTGTGGTTGAGGCGTTGTTGCCGGGCAGCAGGCCAGGGGTGCCCTTGTTCGTCGGAGCGGAGGCGGGAGTGGCCGAGTTCCCCGGCAGCGCGCCCGCAGTCGCCTTGTTGCCCGGCTTTAGGCCAGCGGTTCCCACGATGACCGGGTACGTCCAGAAGCCAACCTCGACCAGTGAGATCGCCTCAGCAACTGTCCTGGAGCGCGTCAGGCTCCGCTGGATGGCCTCGCCCAGCCCGAGGGTGTCGCCGAGCATTCGCGCCGTCGTCCACGATCTCGTGGCCCCCTCCGTCAGGCCGATCGTGTCGGCAGCACTCCGGCCCAGAGCCAGTGAGCGAGCCCCAGAGTCGCCCAGCGCGACAGTCTCCGCTATCACGCGCGCGAGCGCCTGGGCGCGAGATGAGGCGTCCGCAAGGCCCGCGCTGTCCGAACTTGTCCGGGCATGAGCCCCGCTTCGGGCGGCCAGGTCGGCTAGGCCGAGACCATCGGAGGTCGCGCGGATCCCTGCGTAGCTCCGCGACAGCGCCTCGCCCAAGCCAATCGTGTCCGCGTTGCTGCGGATCGCTGAGCGCGTCCCGGAGGCTACCCCGCTGAGGCCCAGCCCGTCGGCGCCACCGCGAGCGAGACTGGCCGTCCGGCCCACCCCGTCAGCCAAGCCCGCCCCATCCGAGGTTGCTCGTGCCCCGGTGTAAGCGCGGGACAGTGCCTCGCCCAGGCCGATGACCTCGGTGCCGTTTCGAACACCAGCAAGTGTCCGGGTGGTGGCGCCGTTGAGACCTACTACGTCGGCGCTGGCGCGGGCGTAACTGGCTATCCGGCTCTGGCTGTCGGCAAGACCCGCCTGATCGGCTGTAGCGCGACCGTAGACGGTCAGGCGGGCTGCCTGCTCACTCAGGCCAATCGTGGCAGCGACAGCACGGATGACCGCAGCAGTTCGCGCAGCCGCATCGGCAAGGCCCAGCCCATCGCTCGTCGAGCGCGCCGCTCCCTTCAGCGCTGATACTGCCTCGGCGATGGCGATGGCGTCGGCGATCATGCGCCCGTAGGTGGCGAGCCGACTCGACGCTTCCGCCAGGCCCACCGCGTCAGCGGCCGTCCGTCCATAAGTGGCTGTGCGAGCTACGCTGCCGGCCACGGCCAGTGTTTCCGCGACGGCTCGCGCGTAGGCTGCCACGCGCACTACCGCCTCACTGCAGCCGATCCCGTCAGCGGTAGCTCGCGCCAGTACCTGGGCATGGGCGGTCTGATCGCTCAGTCCAACGGCTTCGGTCAGCGCTCTGACATAGGAGACTTGGCGGCTCACCGCCTCGGCCAGTGCGAGCGCTTCAGCGACAGCGCGTGTCAAGGCCACGGTGCGCGTCACAGCCCCGGCAAGACCAAGCGCGTCAGCGCTGCTGCGGGCTGCGGCGAACGTGCGCGTGAGAGCATCGCTGAGTCCCATCGCATCGCTGCCGCCGCGCCCCAGCGTCTGCGCGCGACTGCTGGCGTCAGCGAGGCCCGCGGCGTCGGCACTGGCCCGGGTGTACGTGACGACGCGGCTCAGAGCCTCGCTCAGACCCACCTGGTCGCCGAGAGTCCGCGTATAGGACGGCGCCCGGGTCACGGCATCCGCGACGCCCATCGTGTCGGCAGTAGCCCGTGCAGCCGCCACGGTGCGCGTCACAGCCCCGCTTAGCCCTGCTGTGTCCGACGTGCCCCTCAGAACCGACGCCGTCCGAGTGGCAGCATCCGCGAGGCCAAGGGCATCAGCCGTGCCCCGGCTTAGGGTTCGGACGCATGTAGTCGCATCCGCCAGCCCTACTGTTTCTGCGGTAGCCCTGCCCAAAGCCTGACTGCGAGAGAGCGCCTCAGCAACACCGATGACGTCGCTAGTGCTGCGGCTGAGAACCTGCGCTCCAGACGACGCATCCGCAAGCCCCACCGTTTCTGAAACAGAGCGGGCATAGGCGACGGTCCGGCTACTCGCATCCGCAAGCCCAAGAGTGTCGGCGGTGCCTTCGGTGTAGCTGTTGGGGCCACTGAAAACGCTGCCCAGCGGCGGGCGGAAGCTCTGATGTGGGCTGCGAACCCGCTTCTGCTGGTCGCCAGTGAAGCTCCCCCCAGCACCGCTATTGAAAGGCATCAGGCCCCCGGGAAGGCTCTATCGAAGAATCCACCAAAGTTGCCTGGGCTTGGAGGAGGGACAGCAGCCCCCGCTGGCGCGAAGCTGGCGATGACCGCCGCCACACTCGACACGGTCCCAACGCTTTCCGTCTCGGTATCGGCATCGGCCGCGCTGCCGGTGGCGACGGTGACGCTGTAGGGGCTGCCGAGGTGGTTGGCGCGACTGGCTGAGTCCGCGACCAGTTGGGCGAAGTTGGTGCTATCCGTCTCGCTGGCCACGACCGCGGCGCTGGTACGCCAGCCGTAGGCAGCAATGACCAGTCGACCCGTCCCACCATCGGTCCCGGATGCCGTTACGGTGAGTGGTGTGGCGGTGCCGGTGGCGGTGCCGGTCTGATCCAGCGGCGTAGCGGTGGCGACCCCCGACCACTCGGAGAGGACTACGGCGATGGTGACCGCGCCGCCGGTGAACGTGGGCGCGGTCTCACCGGCCCCGCAATTCTGCTTGTAGAACAGGGCAGCGCGAGCGACGGTGCCCTGGACCGCCTGACCGGCCGAGGTCCAGGTGCCGTCCGAGCAAGCGATCGCAGTGGTGCCGCTATGGGCGACCTGGGCGACGAGTAGATTCCCAGCGGTCGTGGCCTGCCCGAAGGCGGGCGTGACCGAGGAGTTGGCGGCGGCTACCGCACCCGCAGAGCCGACAAGCGCGGCCATTCTAAGAAATCCCTGCCGGGAAGCCGCTCTTGGTACCGCCGAAGTTGCCCGGAACGCCCAGGGTCGAACCCGAGAAAGCCACCACCGCGATGTCTTGATCGGTGGTAGACGTAAAGGTCGGCGCACCATCCGAGGTGCTGTTGGTGCCGGGAGTGGTACGGATGATCCACTCGAAGTGACCGCAATTGAACCCGGTTAGCGGCATAAATCCAAGCGTCATGCCGGTGGCGACGATGTCGATTGGATCGCCATCAGAACCAATGACGCAATAGACCAGATCGGGGGAGTGTGTCGTAGTGACCGAGCAGGCAGCAACAGGGGCGGTCGGACCCTGAAGCATGGTCGAATTGCTGACGTCAATGACATAGCCAGGTGGACCCGTGAACCCGCTGAACTCATCCACCCCGGCCTGGTAGCTGTCGCCCACGGCGAAGGTCGTTAGGACGATAGTGTCGCCGTTCACTAGCGCCTTGGCAGGTCTACAAGCCCATATTTCAACCTGATGGAACGTGGTGGGCGTTGCGACCTTAGCCGCAGTCCAGGAGTTGCCCTGCGAATCGGTGACGGAGGCGAGAGGCCCTGTGGGGAAAGCGCCGGACGCAACCCCGAGGACGAGAAGGTCACCGGCATTGGCGCCACCAGCGCCAACCGTCATCGTGATGTGCTTCGACCCATCTGACGTCCCAAAGACGCCGGTGCCACCCGTATCGCAGACGTGGCTTTCGAACTCTATCGCCACGTCCGGTGCCTTAGTTCAACGCCACAATCCAAGCATCACGGGCGGTCACCGTGAGGGTCGTGAGCGTGGGCTGGGCGGTCAGCGTCAGCGGGAACGAGGTCCGCCCGTCAAGGCCAGCCGAGTTCGCCAGCGAGGTCCCGGCTGGAGGCATTTGAAGGGCGCGAATGTCAGCCGCCGCGCCGAGGGTGTTGGCGAAGCGGCACTCCCCATAGGCCAGCAGCACCAGCGAGGTCGCCGTCTGGCCGGTGGTGATCGCCTTCAGGTAGACGTCGACGGCCCAGAGATTGTCGGTGACGGCGACGATGTTGGGAGCAATGGTGCCGGTGGTGGCCAGCAGCGTACCCGCGAGGCCGTTGTAGCGGAGCCGGAAGATGACGGTGCCAGGCGTGGTGACGACGTTGCTCTGCTTACCCGCAGCATGGAACCACACCACCTTGCCGGGGAAGCCGAAGTGGTTGGCGGGCAGGCCGAGCATCGAGTCCTGAGTGGCGATGGTCTCCACGTTGGTAACCGAGATCGTCACCGCATCCGCGCCCATGAACGGCTGCATCATCTCGAACATCGAGTAAGCGCCGCCCTGTGCCATTGGTAGCAGGCCGAACCGTTCGCGGATCACGTGGGGAGCCATGCCACGCATCCAGCTGGGCATACGGAAGCGCTTGCCGGTCTCGTCGGAGAGATGCTTGCCCTTCCACCCGCCGGAGACGAGCTCGTTGTCGTCGGGTCGAGCGAGGACGATGCCCTGATCGGCCATCCAGATCTTGCGATCCTTGGCGCGCATCTGCCGAATGTGCTCGGGCAGCACCAGTCGGCCGGTGTCGTGGTCGTAGCCCGAGAGGATGCGACCGGGCGGGATCATGGTTAGCTCTCGGTCAGGGTTTCAGTCTGCGCGAGCGTGTCGCCCGATCCAAGCGCGGGGTTGGGGGCCTGCTCAGCCGTGCTGTAGATGTTGCGGCTCGCAGCCGCCGACGAGCAGCCGAGGCCGATCTTCGCCACCGTAGTTGAACCACCTGTGCAGGTGAAGGTCTTGGTCAGCGTGAAGGTTGAGGTCCCGCCTGTGTGGGCATATGTCGCGACCGCCCGCCCAAGTCCGTTCGCCGATATCTCTGAGGGCAGCGGCGAGTCACCGGCAGCAGGCGCAGTGCCGTCGGTCGACAGCGCCATCCACCACATCGGGGCTGCACCCGGCAGGATGATCCAGACGCCGGCAGCGGGCGTACCAGCAGCCGCGCCGCCCGGGCTGGAGGGCGTGTACCACTTGTCAACCGTCAGGACAGGTGGCGCTGCGTTGGTGTTCGACTGCACCACGCCGTATACGCCGCCGCAGGTGATGATGCGGTCGTTGTACGCGGTGGTCGATCCCGGAGCGCTGACGCCGTCCAGGGTGATCGTGGTGGCGGTCGGCGCGGTCGTGCCGGTGCCGGTCGATGTGGCACCTCCCCCACCCGCGAGCTGGGCTAGCCAGTCGGTGCCTACCGTCGTTCTCAAGGGGCTTCCTCGGCGTGAGGCTTGGCAGCCTTCAGGATCTCGTGCGCCATGGCCTCTCGAAGCTCATCCCGGTTGAGGATGTTGGGAAGTTTGCGAGGGGGCTTGCGCTCACCGATTCCGAACCGCTGTTGCAGGTGCTTCTCGTGCGCGCTGACCTCGTCAGGGGCCTCTGCGCCGGGCTCAACGCCGAGCCCCAGCCAGTGCTCGCGGGGCGCGTGATGCGCCATGACGTGCCGCAGGTGCCCCTCGAGGAACTCGCTCTTGGTCTCCCACTCTTGGACGGGCGTCTTCCCCTCATTGCGGGCGGCGTCGATCGCCTCCAGGTACTGGTCCCAGTCCTCATCCAAGGTGGGAATGTCGATCGAGGTCGTGCTGTGTTCGCGGCGCAGGAACCGCACCGCGGGCCGACCATCCGCCAGCGCGGTCACGATCGCGCTATCGGGGGCTCCCTCGCCCTCAGAGAGTGGATAGTGATCGTGAAATGCGCGGACGTCGACGTGGATCCTCACGGCGCACACGCTGCCTGAATTGGGAGGTTGCCCATCGCCGTCAGCTCCATCCGGTCAGGCCCGTGTTCCGCAGGCACTCCTCGATCGACTCGCCGACGGCGCCACCAGCCTTGATCGTGGCCAGCAGGCTCTCCCGGAGCTGCGCCGTCTTGCCGTTCGCGACGAGTTTGAGGCGCACGAGCTCCTCGAGGCCCTGGCCGCCCACGATCGTCAGCGCGTTGGCCCGGGCGTAGACCTGCTCGATGCTCGTGTTGGGATTGGCCTCGGCGTAAAGCGACCGCAGTAGCGCCTCGGCGCTTTCGCCGGCCAAGCCTCAAGAACCTCAGCGGCGGGCGGCGTCGGCGGCGCGGGCGGCGTCCGCCTCGGCCAGCTTGTCGTCCGCGTGCTCGGCGTCAGCGATCGCGCCGGCGTCCAGCAGATCCTGCACGTGCTCGCCTTCATCGGCGTTGAACTTCACGGTGGCGCCTGGAGCGACCGGCTGGTCGTTCCGCACGATCGCGTGCAGCGCCGTGTAGGTCTTCGATGTCAGGTCCTTGGATGCCTTGTCTGGCGTCGCCTTGGCCTTGGGGCCGGCGATGTCATCCGCGATGTCCTGGGCCCGACCTGCCGCCTCGGCGCGATCGGCTTTGGGATCGGCGGGGGCTGCTGCTTCGGATGCGCTGGCTGCTACTTTCTTCGTGGTGGCCATGGGGATCCTCCTTGTCAGATTTCAGGCGGTCCGGCGATGGCCTGAGCGACGCCTGGATTCGTCCCGGCTGGTGTGTAGACAGTCGCCGCGCCGCCGGTGTCGGTGAACGTGACCACGCTTGGCCCTACCGTGCCGAGCAATCCCTGCGAGGGGCCACCGGCGGTCCGGATGACCTTGAAGCCCAGGCGAGCGCTGGACGGATTCGCAGGCGCTACCCAAGTCACGATTTCGCCATTGCCGCTACCAAGAGCCGCGTTGCCCGCCGCATCGGTTGTGGTCGGCGAAGGCACCGCGTCACCCGTGGCGTCGTAAGCCACGACCTCGTAGGTGTAGGATGCCGCCCCGCCAGCCCCCTGGTGGGTGATCACCGGCCCAGCAGCGACTGGGGCAAGCGTCCCGCTGGCGATCCTCACAGCCGCCACGACGGCGGCGAAGTGCTCAGGTGGGATGTCGTGAGGAACACCAGGCTCGAGGCTGTAGATGATGTTGCCAACAAGAACGTCGAGCACACCCTGAGCAGTGCCCGGTGGTGCCAGGTAGATCACCGAGGCCACGGGCCTACTCCTTGGAGCCTGTGGCGCCCTCTGGCGTGGCCTCGGCTCCCGGCTCAGCCGCAGGCTCGACCTCGCCGAGATACTTCGCGCGCGCGCTGCCCGGAGCCTCGGCCCCGGCGTACTGGCGGAGCTCGGCGATGCCCTCACGGGATTCCTGGAGTTCCTTGCGCATGACTTCCTTCGGGCCGCCGGCGAGCGGCTTCTCCCACCGACGCTTGACCGCGATCGGTGTGGCCTCGCTGAGGTGAGGAAGGGGACCGTGGTCCTCGTTTCCGTCGACTCCGCGCTCGTGATCGATGACGGCCTGCCGGCGAGAGCGCGCGTTCGACTCCTGGGTGTTCGCGATGACTCCAACTGCGATCAGATCTCGGAGATGCTCGGCCTCAGGACCCACCCAGCGGTACTGGTGAACCTTGCCATCCTCGTCAACCCACCGCTCTTTGACCCGAGCGGCCCTGAAGTACAGCGGCTTGGTCTCGGTCATCTTGGGGGTGACGATCTGCTGGTTACGCATGATCGGACGGGTGAGGCGGGCCTCGAAGAGGGTACCGTCCCAGCCGTCGTCGTCGGGCTCGTCCTCGTACCGCTCGACGTCGTCGGCGGTGAGCCGCTGGATCTTGACCTTGGTCTGCTCGGCTGTGGCTGCCTGGGCTGGCATCAGATCAGACTCAGGCGACAGCGGTCAGGAGGAGATACCCACCGCCAGGAGCAACCACGACCTCGTCATAGGTGTTGGCCACCTCGACGTAGTCGCCGTGCTTGTCAGCGTTGCGGTAGATCTCGACCGCGAAGCCGCGGGCGCCGGTGGTGTCGTCGGGAGCCTCCATGGTCAGCCCGAAGGTGATCATCTTCAGCCCGATACGGGGGCTGGTGTAGTGGATCAGCGCGTTCTTGCCGAAGGCCGAAGCCATGGTCGGCGCCTGGCCGGGGTTGGCGATGTCGATGAAGGCGGCCGCCTCGTTGACGCGGAGGCCGCGAATGATCGCCGGCAGTCCGGTCTCCGAAACCAGGTTGGGGTCGGTGTACTTGAGCATGTCCTTGATCGACGGATGGTCGGCCAGGGTTTGTGCGACCTCGTAGCTGGCGGTGAACATGTTCGCCCGCTTGAGGATGCCGAGTCGGACCGCCAGCTTGGCGTTCTTGATCACCACCAGGGGGGTGCTGTTGGTGTAGTCCGACCACTGCGAGGTCCCCGAGAGCGCGATGTTCTGGGTGACCTGAGCGGGGTCGGAGGCAATGGCGAGCTGGCGGAACTCGCGCTGGTTCTGCACTCTCTCGGTGACCATCTCGGTGGCGTCGGCCTGTGGGGCCAGCGGCAGGTCGGAGAGGCGCTTCTCGGCGTCGGTCACCAGCAGGCGCTGGGCATGACGCTCGGCGTTGTAGCTGCCAGTCGACAGCGTACGCGTCCACTCGGGAGCAGTGCTGCCGGGCCGGACGAGGTCGTCGAGCTTCTTGAAGGCGATCCGGTCGTAGATGAAGTAGCGATCGCTTCGCTTGTCCACGGGGACGGTTGGGAAGATCTTGTCGCCGACCAGGTCGTCCTGCTCGTAGGCGATGCTGATCTGGGTCAGAGCCTGGTCGATGTGGACCTGTGGGATGAAGACGTCAGGCATTTCTCAGACCCTCGAGCCGATCATGAGCAGCACCAACGGCTGATCGTTGAGTGCGGCAGCGGAGGTGAGCGCCCGGCCAACGACCGGCTTCAGCAGCTGGCCAGCGGTTGAGAGCGCCTGCGATGCGCACTGCCCCAAGGCGTTGGCGACGGACACGTAGGCGCCCGGGGTGACAGCGCCGGTCACGACGACTCGAACGATGCCCCAGTGGCGGACGGCGACACCCGAGTTCTTGATCGGGGTGCCGGAGGGGTCGAGCTTGGCCTGGTCGTAGACGACGCCCAGCGTCTCGCAGGGGAAGCCGGAGGCGACGTACAGGCAGGCGGTGTTGATGGCGTCGCTGTTGGCAGGGTCGACGTCGACGCAGGTGTTGGGCAGGAAGTTCGTTAGGGCGACGTTCCGGTAGGTCTGGTCGGCTATCGCGCCTTCGATTTCGCCGGCCATTAGCCCCTGTACCCCAGGCGAGCGACTTCGAGGATCGCTTCCTTCATGGTGATCTTGGTGCCGCCCTTGGCCTTCTCGGACATCAGGACCTTGGCGGCTTCGGCGAGCCGGGTGCCGTCGTCAATCGCCTCAGCCCCGATCCCGTCGGTGCCGCGCTCGCGCATCTCGACCACAGGCTTGCGGCCAGCGAGAACGTCAAGGGGCCAGGAGTCTTCGGAGAGCTTGACGAGCCGGGTGTTTTCCTTGAAGGTCTCGGCCTCGGCGGGGGTGATCTTTCCCTCACGAACCAGTCCGTCGATCCGCTCGGCGACCACCGCCATCTTCTGCGCGGTCTCCTGACGGGCCATGTTCTCGCTGAGCTCCTGGACCCTGGCCTTGAGCTTCTTGTTCTCAGCGACCTCGGCCATGTGCATGGTGCTCAACTCGGCGAAGTCCGCTGGCTTCTGGGCCGAAGCCTCAGGTGCAGGCGCGGGCTCGGGGGCCGGTGCAGGCGCGGGCTCAGGCGCGGGCTCGGGAGTCGGTTCCGGCGCTGGTGTCGGAGTGGGTTCCGGCTTCGGTGTGGTGTCGTCAGGCACGGCGTCATTGAAACCGGGCCGCAAAGTTGCCCCGGCGATTTCACTGAAATCGTCTCCGACGTTGATACCAAACGTCTTCGCGGCTGCTTGGATTCGCGTTTTGGCAGCGGCCTTTTCCTCAGGTGTCAAGTCCTTCGTCTGGCTGAATCGAGCGATGGCATTGCGCACGTGGGCAGCGTCCTGGATGGGCAGCTGCCGCTTGCCCGGAACGGCGAAGGCGCCGGCATCCAGGGCGTCGCGCTGCTTGCCGCTTATCTCCGCGAACAACTGCGAGGGTGCGTGGAAGCTGGCGTGGGTGCCGCACGACGGGCAGCGCAGGTCCATGGAGATCACGTCCATGTCCTCGGCGCCGCAGCTCGGGCACGGCTGGTCATCGAAGTCCTGGTCGCCGTCGCCGACGTCGTCGCCCTCGGCCATGTTGAAGGCGGGCAGCAGGCCGTCGTGGCCGTGTCCCTTGGTGGCGTCGTCGTGTTCGTGTGTCGTCTTGCCGCCGCCACGCTTGGCGTGGGTGTGCTTCACCGCCTCAGCCATCAGATACTCGGCCGTCTGTTGGGGGCTGAGCCGCAGTTCGCTGTAGCGAGACGGCACGTCGATGCCAAACTTCTTCGCGGCGGCAGCGATCTTTTCCCACGCTGCGGTGCGCTGCGTTTCAGTGAGCGGCGTGCCGTCCTGGTTGCGGACCTTCGCGAAGCGGGCCACAGACCCCTTGACCTGGGCCTTGCTGTTGATGGGCAGACGCTTCAGCTCGGGGATGGCATAGGCAACGCTGGTGTTTCCCATCGATCCGTCGATATGGCTGCCGACCGTGGTGAGCTCGCTGGGGGACTCGGCAAAGGCGAGGATCCGCGGATGCTCAGAGGCGGCGATCCGGTCCAGTGCCTTCAGCCGGGGAGCCGTGGTCAGCGCCAACCCAGCCGCCACCATGCTGTAGGACTCGCCCGTCTCGGCGTCGAAGTAGTCGCGCAGGATCTCTGGGCTGACACGCCGGTACTCGTCATTGGCCAGTGCCTGCTCCCCGCGGGAGTTGAGCTCAACGATCGCGTCCAGTCGATCGGGGGCTACGCGAACGAAGTCGGTGATCCAGCCGACCGCGCCGGGTCCGTGCTCCTCGTTGAGCAGCGGGACCTCCACGCGACGGACGTCGGCCCGGAAATGTTTCTCGATCGCGTCGAGGTGGTCGGGCGTGACATTGAACTCGCCGTAGTCCTCGGGGAAGTCCCACTCGCCGACCTTCGCGAAGGGCAGCTGCTTGCTCTCGCCAAGACGAAACGCCTCAACGTTGAGATCAAGAGCTATGACAGCTGGGGTTCTCACGGTCGTAAGACTGGCAGCGTAGCGAGACTGCCCTCCCTCATCGGCCCTGCCATGATTGACTCGTCTCGTGTAAACTTACAGGGAGTGAAGCGTACCTTGCCGGTGAAGCTGGCCCCAACCTCAGAGCAAGCTGCGGCTCTCCTAGCGACCATCGAGCGCTTCAACGCCGCCTGCGACTGGATCGCCGCGGCTGCCTTCAAGGCCCAGTGTGCCAACCGAGTGACCCTCCAGAAGCGCCTCTACTACGAGGTGCGGGAGCGTTTCGGGCTCTCCGCTCAGATGACTATCCACGCCATCTGGAAGGTGGTTGATGCCTACAAGCGCGACAAGTCCATCCAGCCTCGCTTTCGCTCCCATGGCGCCATCAGCTATGACGAGCGCATCATGAGCTGGAGGGGCGTCGAGGCGGTGAGTTTGTCGACGCTGGTGGGTCGGCTCACGATCCCGGTCACGCTCGGTGCGTACCAGGAGGGTCGCGTCGACAAACGGAGAGGCCAGGCCGACCTGATCTACCGCAAGGGCGAGTTCTACCTGTATCTGACGTTGGAATTGCCCGAGCCGCCGCCCCTAAGGGTGCAGGACTACCTGGGAATCGATCTGGGCATCGTGAACCTGGCGGTGGACTCCGATGGCACCGTCCACACGGGCGGCGCCGTCGAGCGCAAGCGACGCATCCACGTACATATCAGGCGTAATCTCCAGCGCAAGGGCACCCACTCGGCGCGGCGCAAACTCCGCAGGATCGCCGGGCGCCAGCGTCGCTACCAGGCAGACACCAACCACATCATCTCGAAGAGGGTCGTAGCCGTCGCCCAAGGCAGCGGTCGCGGGATTGCCATCGAGGATCTAAAAGGCATCCGCGACCGCGTCACGGTTAAGAGGCGCCAGCGGGCTCGACACTCCAACTGGACTTTCGCCCAGCTTCGATCCTTCCTTACCTACAAGGCACAGGGAGCCGGAGTCCCGGTAGTCCTGGTGGATCCTCGGAACACCTCGCGCACCTGCCCTGAGTGTGGGCGCGTAGACAAGCGGAACCGCCCCAGTCGCGGGGAGTTCCGATGCATCGAGTGCGGGTTTGCTGGCCCGGCTGATGCTGTAGCGGCGCGCAACGTGCGAGCCAGGGCTCTTGTCATGGAGCCAATGGTCCCGGATGGACTGCAGAGTGCAGCTTAGCGCCAGGGACAACGACCAAACTCCTTCCCCAAAGGTGGGAGTTCATGACGAAAAGCGAGTTGCCCCGCAGATCCCGAGAGGTCTGCGCCGCTGCGACAACGTCGAGGAGGACTCGGCGCAAACCTTCGGGACTAAGGAAGGGAGGGGATGCCCTGAACGCTACATCCCGGCGGTCGTTGCCCTAAGCCGCCGCCTCGCCCATTGGGGACTCCTGGCCCGTCCATACGTCGGCGCCCGGATCAACGGCTCCCTCCTCCCAATGGAGGACGACCTCGTGCGAGCAGCCAATGTGCGGCGGAATGATGCTGTTCAGTTCATCCGCCGGTGCTGTGCCCATATCGATCGCTTCCTGGCAGATGGTGCATTGAGCGTCTGGCGGCTCGACGTGACCCATCGGATTCAGCGAGTTCTGGCTGAGGAAGTCGCCGAGGCCAGCGCTGTAAGCAGCACCGAATTCGTTGGCGGCAACCTGCTTCGCTTTCCATTCAGCCCGGTCGTCGATCCATGTCTGGGTCGCCTGGTCCAGTTGGTATTCGGAGGTTTGTCGGCCGAGGGTGCCCCTCAGCTCGATGTACTGGGTGTAAACCTCACTGGCCAGATCACGGTTGTAGGTCTGCAGGATTTGAGCCGAAGAGGTGTTAGCCTCCTGGCGCAACTGCGCGAGCACATCGGGGTGGCTGACCGACGCGACCATCGGCCGACCGAGCGCCTGCAGTTGGTCATTGATCGCCGCGGCGTAGCCGTCAAGCCGGGTCGCGTAGATGTCGTCCGCCAGGGTTCTCGCCTGCGCGTCGGTCATCTCCCAGCGGGCGTAGGTGTCCTGCACGTAGCTCGGCGGAGCGATGTTCGCGAAGTCGAGTTGCTCCGACATCCGCTGTCGGAACGGCAGGTCATCCCAGTCCTCGTCGACCGCGACCGTGAGCGCCTCTGAGATCCATGCCGGTGTCGGGACATCCTTGTCGTCCGGCGTGGGCGCGTCCCGCTCGAGGTACTCCATGGTCATGTGCGGGGAGAAGCCGTGCAGCTGGCTGGGGTAGAAGCCGGCGGCCCACAGCGCCTGCATCATCCGCTCCCTCATCCCGGGCAGCGCCGGGGCGTCGACCGAGCAATACCAAGCGTCCTTGGCGTCGCCGCCGGCGCGGAACCGGCCCGTCCCCGAGGCCTGGCAGCTGATCGGCCGCTCGCTCCACGCGAACTGCGCCAGCACCGCCCGAAGCTCGTCCAACTGCGCTGGCTCGTACTCGTCCGACTTGCCCAGGTAGGCGAGTGTCATGTGGATCTGATCCACGGGTTCATCGCCGACCTCGGCGAGCTGGCGCGCAGCCGTCCCCGGCGGGATCAGGGCGATCATGACGCCCTTGTTGCCCGGGACCTGGCGGCGCGCCTTCTCCGACAACCTGACTGGCTCGTCACCTTTGCCCAGCGCGTTGCGGATCCGCCGGTGGTGGTCGGTGGAGATGTCGAAGTTGGGACTGATGCGCCGGGCGGCCTCGACGGCCACGTGGTGAGCGACGTCGTTGGCCGTCAGGTTCACGTAGCGGTACAGCGCGCCCAGCGTGGTTAGGTCGGGCTGCTTGTCCTCGAGGTCCGCGTTGGTCGGCGGTGTTCCCTGCTCCTCACCGGGCTTGAGCGCCGGCGGCATCCCCATGGTGGGGTCGGCCTCGGTGCCGGTCTGAGACGCCTGCTCCATCCGGCGGGCGGCCTCGTCCTCGGTGTCGGCCACGCTCGGGGCGGGGGTTGGCTCGGTGTCGTAGGCGGGCTCGCCACGGCGAATCCAATCGTGAAGGGAGGAATGCGGGACGCCGGCGGCTGCTGCTGCGGCTCGGATCGATAGGCCCTCGTTTTTGACGAGGTGGAGCGCCTTCTTCTTCGCCTCAGGGGTGGCGGCAGTCTTCATTCAGCATCGGCCTCAGCGGCCGCGGCTGCCAACGTGGTAGAGCGCCTGGCGGATCCGCGCCGCATGTGGCCGCACCCGCTCCGCGGTCGCCGGCCGCTGGCTTAGTGCTCGCTGTGGCCGCGGAACAGTCACCGCGGGAGCCGGCAGCACCTTGTAGGGCGTGCGCGCCTTCGCCATCCGGATCGAAGGCCGATCAGGCCTGGCGCCGATGCCGCTCCGGGCATCATCGAGGGCGTCAATCAACATCTCGCTCATCTGGATCCGGGCCCGGTCGGTGCGGATGTTGGTAGACCGCCGGAAGGGACGCTGGGCGACCATGCGCTGCAGCTCCCGGAAGGCCTCGGCCTTGCGCTCCGACATCTGCGCTGGCAGCCCGGCATCGGGACCCTGGCCAACCGGCGTCGGCAGCCCGTCCGGCGGCACGACCAGCGTTTTGGGGCGCAGGCGGGGTCCCGAGTCAGTACTGCTCCGACCGCGATCAGCCTGCCGCGGGAAAACCTCCTCCACCAGATCGGCCAGCGCCCGGTCGGTGATGCTGCTGTCGCGCTCGGGGAAGTCCAGCATCTGCCGCAGCTTGTCTTCGGTGGGGTCGTCGGGCGTCAGGAAGCCGGTCGTCGTAAGCGCTGCCAGGGTGCGCCCGAGCTTGTCCAGCGCCCGCTGCCCGATGTCGCCATGCACCAGCCGTGGCATCTTGGCCGGGTCCGCGTCGGCGAAGTTGTAGGTGATCAGCAGCGGGATCCCCGGGTAGAGGTTGAGGACCTGGTCGAAGTAGTTGGCGTGACCGTTCAGGGCGTACAGGAACAGCTCGCTCTTGTCGCTCGAGAGCGCAAAGGAGCCGACGTCGCCAGTGCCGAGCTTGAGGAAGTCGGCCAGGGCCTGGGCCACGATCTGGACGTCATGGTGGGCGATCGCCTTCTGCATGGCGTCGCCGTTGAGCCGGTTGAAGATGAAATCGATGTCGACGTCCTCGGGGACGGCAAAGCCGGCGGTCTCGTCGGTCCGCAGGTTCTCGAGGATCTGGGCGATGAGGGTCTTCAGCTCAGTGCTCCACTGCGCCGGCACCTTGGCCCGCGGAATGCCCATGTAGCTGCGCTGCAGGCCGATCGCCTGGATCCGGTACAGCACGTCGCGATAGACGTAGGGCTTGTAGGCGGCGCGCAGGGTGCTGATGCCGTCGTAGTTGTCGCCCTCCTGGTCATTGACCCAGAGCAGCAGTTTGTCGCGCGGGATGTCGATCGCCTGGTAGAACGGCGGCGCCAGCTGGGTGACGCTGACGAGCTCCTGCCGGCCGTCGACCTCGCCCATGTTCCAGCGCCACTTGGTGGCGGGGGACCGCCAGGCGAACTTGTCCCAGCCCCACTTCCCCGCCCAGGGCCCGCTCTCGATCATCGAGTAGCAGATCTCCGACCACGAGAAGCCCCAGGTCAGCTTGCCGAACGCGAGCCGGAGGACGTCGTCCATTGTTTGGCTACCAAATTCGAAAAGCTGGTCATGCACGTGATCCGCCTTCTGCACGTCCTTGGGATCGTCAGAGGCGGGCTCGACAAAATGGCGGGCAGCACGGATCGGATACTCGATTGCCTTGAGGACCGCGGCGCAGGTCGGGTCGAAGCGCATCTCCTGGTACTTGCGGTACCCGTTCATGCCCTGGAGCTGGGTGTTGGTCTCCTCGTAGGTGAGACCAGCGATGATCCTGGTGCCCGAGACGCCGAGCTCGAGCGGGTTGGGGGCCTTGCCTACCGGGAATCCGGCGTCAGTCTCCGCTCGGCCGCCCGCGCGCCCTTCTGTTGGTCCCTTGGCCTTACCGATGGCTCTGCACCTCGCCTACTGTCCGGATTTGTCCGGATGGTGACGGGGTGTCCGAGTTGCCCCGGCTAGTCCGCGGGGTTGTGCAACCAGAGGTCGAGGGTGATCAGCGGCCCGATCACCAGCTTCCACAGCCAGCGCGAGAGGAACTCTCTCATGCCTCGTATTCGGCTGGCCGTAACAGGGTGGGGCGCCACTGCGGCGCCCCTTCGGCTCTCAGCAATGCGCCGGGTTGCCCCAGCAGCCCTACTCATGCTTATTGCCTCAACGTGACGGAAACCGTCGGCTTACGGGAAGTTGCCTCGCCGGATGCCCGAGAGCAGGTCGTCCGTGACCGTGTTCTTCGGGTCGTATCCGGGCATGTCGCCGGGCCAGTGCTCGATGCGAGCCACCTTGACCTGCTCGCCCATCCGCTTCATCTGGCGGACCAGCTCACGAGCCTTGCAGTCAGGGCAGTTGCGCTGCTCGCAGCCCACAACGGCATCGCCGTCGCGCTTGTCGCGCTGGCAGCCGTGGCCGCCGAGCGCCTCGATGACAATCCGGTAGTCGCCCATGGTGGGGACCTCCTTGGGGTGGTGGGTTGATGTTGTTTGGGGGGGAGATCCCACGATGGGCCGCGCGCGGATTTGCCCTACTTCCGCGACACCCCGTGCCGGTTGATCCGCCGGCTGCTCGGGCCGTGGCTGGTGTACCCCGCGCTGACCGCCATCGCGTTGGCCAGGAAGAAGGTCCATCCGAAGAGCTCCGACTCAATGCAGGTGTGCCCGAACCGCCCATCGAGGTCCAGGTTGAACACGCGCTCACCGCCGCGCACGGCACGGGCGATTCGGTGCGCTTCGAAGGTCACCTCGCGATGATCGCCGCCCCACTCTTTGGCGTAGCCGCGCCACTGGTCGGTGACGTTGGTGACATGAATGTACGGGACGACGTGGCCCTCCCAGACGAGTAAGAAGCGCTCGAACCCTGGCTTAGCTTCGAACTCCAGGGTGAGCACGCTGGGCTCCGGGCGCGTGAACGTGGGTTCGGACTTCTGCATGGTTCGCCTCCTTCACAGGCATCGGGCTTCCCCGATTGGTTGACCCGGCCACCGTCGCAGGCCTGCGGATTTGCCCTTAGACTCACGTCAGGGCCACCAGGTACCGGGAGCACTCAGCTCGCTGAGACCAGCCGCCGCTCACTGGAGCGGTTGAAACGGAGCACCTGCTCTGGCCTCCTCAGAAGGCGCCAGGGATCAGCGACTCTCGCCGCATCGCCCGGTTCAGCACGTCGATGTCGTCGCTCGTCGTCCCGGCCTTGTGCTGCAGCAGCCAGTAGCCAAGCGAGGCCGCGTCGACCATGTCGTCGTGGGCTCCACCAGGGAACGCCCCCAGCTGCGCCTCGTAGATCGGCCTCCACTTGGCGTTGTACCGGTGGTAGACATCGCCGCTCTCGTACCGGGCCGCCAGAGGCCGGGCGCGCATCACCTTGTCGAGGGTCGACGGCACCTCCACGTAGGGATGGAAGCTCAGCCGGCGCACCTCCTCGAAGGTGTCGGACTGGAAGGCGTTGGACTCGATGCCGATGGCGATCGGGTGGTACTTGTCGGCGCCCTTGGTGATGTCGGCGATGCGCTCCCGGAAATTGAGGCGAGCCTGGTAGACCCAGTCGACGAAGATGCGGTGATCGCGGCTGCCGTAGGCGTTCCATCGGGCGTAGTAGTCCGCGGTTTCGACCTTCTTGACCGCCAGGTCGTGGGCCTGGATCGAGAACATCTCGCGACGGTCGGGTGCGATCGCCTGGACGCGGCCCCGGGCCAGCAGCTCCTGGGCGTCCCAGCCGGTGTCGGGGTCGACGTAGTCGGGCCAGCAGAAGCTCCGGAAATCCTCGGGGTTGAAGATGTTGCCGGATATGCCGCTTGGGTCCTGCATCTGGACCGCGCTGAACAAGGCCGAGCCGCCCGAGTCCCACAGCATTTGGTAGAACTCCATCGGGATACGGGCCGGCCACACTGGGCTGCCATCGGGTCGGATTGCGCGGAGCACGGTTATTCTCCAAGGCTTGCCGTCCTTCTCGGATGACGGGATATCGGCCTCGAGCCGGGTGCGGGTCATCCGACGGAGAGGCGGAAGCTGAGGCCGTCCTCGGTTCACTGAGCCTCAGCCGCGCGGGCACGTCGGTGGTGGTCCGAGAGGGCAACTGCTCCATGCCGATAGCCGCTCGTGTAGGCAGCCTCAAGCGCCACGGCGATGCAGAGTTCATGGAACGGTCTCTCCCTGGGACCAAAGCCGAACTTCTTGTGCTTCCAGCGCAGGTAGTAGTCACGGCGGTTGGCGCGGACATGCTCCGCGCAGCGCCAGTAGACTCCGGGCTTGCGTGGCCGGCCGCAGTTCACCACACAGCAGAGTCCTTCGCGTCGAGCTCGGTCTGAGTACGGAGTCAGGGGCACTCAGGGAACTCAGGATTCCGGGATCCAGACGCCGTCGGTCAGCTTGCCCTTCCAATGGCAGCAGCCGGAGAACTCGATGACCACGGTGCAGCTGGGGGCCATCTCGCTGCCACCGAGCGGGTACTTGTCGGCCTCCAGCCGGCAGACAAACTGCCCGCAGCCCGGGCAGCAGACGTCGACCTGCTTGCGGTGGTTGACGGCGTACCAGTACATTGCCCCTGGGCGGCCGAGCAGCTCGCTCCAGGTACCGCCGACGCCGTCGCGGGCGTCCAGGACCTGGGCGACGGTGACCTCGTTCACCGAAGGGGCCCCGCCGGGAGCCAGTCGGGGTCAGGCACGCTGACCACCACTCCGCCGAGCCGGGAGCGCCATCAGACTGTCCCTTTGGTGGGCTTGCCAGTGAACATCGTCGCCGCGTCCTTCTCGGAGCCGCGCTCAAGAACGGTGTAGGGATTGCGCCCCGGCCCGTGATTGGGCGCGAATGGCCGCCGCTTGTCGATCCTGAAGAACTCCATCGCCTCGTGTGTTTCAACCAGCAGGAGCTGATCGAACAGCCACCGGGTCCAGGCGCGCTCGTCATAGGTCGCTGCCGGGACGATGAAGTAGTGGTGGACGCGGTAGGTCTCGCCATCGCTCGGCTTGTAGGCGTTGTAGCCGAGCGTGATGATATCGAGCGTCAGTCCGGCGCCGACCACCTTGCCCTCTCCGTCCTTGTCGCGGTCAACCTCGCCAAGCCAGAAGATCCAGCCGGGGCGATACGTCAGGCGCTCCACAAGGTTCGCCAGCGCATCTGGATAGGGCGCGATCTGCGTCAGGCTCCGCTCACTCACGCCGCTTCCTCGCCGTGGCCGAGCACGTCCAGGCCCTCGCGCCCGGGGTTGTTATCCAACACCACGATCCCCTTCTCCCGCACCATCCCGTACATGTCACGCGGCGCCCAAGTCTGCCCGAGCAGGATCACGCGGAAGGTCGCGGCATCATCGGCGCGTGGGATGGCCTTCTGGTGCAGCACGTTCCAGGCGCGGGTGGTCAGCACGGGAGAGTACGCCGACTTGTCACTGACCAGATCGTCACCCACCATGAGATCGATGCGTTGCCCGGTGAAGCCGGTGCGCCAGCCTACCGGCTTCCCGTTGTCACCTCGGAGCCCTGGCACGCGGCCTCGGGGGGAGAGCCATTCGAACGGCGGCGCCGGGGTTGGAGTAATCCGGCGGTTTCGATCGGCCTGCTCCTGGGTGATCAGGTTACGGAACTGGAAGCCTTTGACCCCCCACTTGGTCGAGTCTCCCTTCAGATCGCCGAAGGTCATCACATAGCGCTCGTTTGACCCGATGGTCTCGCGGACCTCGGTCAGCACGTCAGTCGCGATACCGCTCTCAATCTCACTGACGTAGAGCACGCGGAGATTGGGGTTGAGGCCGAAGTGCCACTCGAGCCAAGCCGCTACCCACTGACTTTTGCCGATGCCCGTAGCCCCAAGGATGAGTTCGCGCGGTCCGCCATAGAGCAGACGCTCGATGATGGCCCAGTGTTCGTCGATCGCCGGCACGAGTCCGCGGACCCAAGCTGCATAGGCGAGGAAGCTGCGGGAGGCCTCGGCGGCTTGGCGCTGGGTCCGCGAAGGGTGGAGTTGGGCTGGGGCCTCAGTCATGGCAAGACGTGAGCCGGTATGTAGGTCGCCACGAGGTCCTGGGGTGGCACCACGGGGTTCGCCCACCAGTGCAGCTTGGGTGGCGGCTGCAGGATCAGGTTGTCGTCGTCCCAGCTCCGGGCGAAGGCCTCCACGATGTTGCCCTCGGGATCGGCGCGCAGCCACCAGAACTCCCGATGCATTCGGCTCTGTACCGCGTTCCAGACGCCAGGAGTGCGGATAAGGCTAGCCGTGGCGGGCTCAGGATCGGTGTAGTGGACCAGGCTCCTGGGCGCCCATGGCTCGGCTGCCCAGGTGAGCCCCCTGAGGCCCTTCTGCAGCGGCTCCTGCGCCTGCCTGATGCAGCCGTCCTCGTCGACCTTGACCCAGCAGCCAGCGAACCACGTCCACTCGGTCGTGTCCTTCATGCCGCCCGCCGGCGCGGCGCCAAGTCGTGCTCGAGGCGGAGTTGCTTGGCGAGCTCAGTCTTGCCGCCACGCGCTGCTCGGTACGGGTTGACGCGGCGCGGATCCGCCGGCCGCCGGCGCTTGCACTTGGGGCACGGCGACGGCGCCTTCCCTGTCCCCTCGAGCCGCTTCTTCTCGTCCTTGGTCAGCGGCCGGCAGATGTGCCCGCGCTCGCCGAGGCGACCGTCGCTGGTGCGCAGCAGGTCTTGAGCCTTGCGCTGGAAGTACTGGACGCTGGCGAGGTTCTTGGCGGCCGTGCCCTTCACTGCAGATACCGCCGGTCCTCATCGACAACCTCGACCCGCGTCGGGAAGAAGCCGTCGGTGAGCAGGCGCACCAACTCGTTCGCGATCAGGTGCCGCGCGCACTCGGCCGGCGTCACTCCGTGGATGCCCAGGCCGGAGAGTTCCTCGAGGAGGCTGTACTGCTGGCGGGTGAGCCTAAGCGTGAGCCGGGGCTCAGCCTCACCCGGCGCGGATATTGGTCCTCTCATGCCGCCTTCGCCGCATGGTCGGTGATAAGAACTCCGTCCAAGTGATCGATCTCGTGCTGCAGGCGGCGGGCCAGCCCGCCCGTGGCCCGGATCCGCACCCTGCGTCCGGTGTGGTCGGAGCCGCGGACGGTGACCTCAGCGGCGCGCTGCACCCAGACCAGGACGCCCGGCAGCGACAGGCAGGCCTCCTGATGGGACATCCGCCCGGAGCTGCGCGTGATCCAAGGGTTGACCAGCACGCGAACCTCGCCATTGCTCGGCGCCTTGTAGACGATCACCCTCCTGAGCACCCCGATCTGCGGAGCTGCCAGCCCCACGCCGCCGTGCTCGAACATGACCTCAGCCATGTCGGCGGCGAGCTCCCGGACGGCGTCATCGACGGCTGCCACGCGCTTGGAAGGCGTGCGGAGCCGTGCGTCGCTGCTGCCGATCAGCTCTCTCATGCGAGCTTCGCCGCCCGACAGACGCCAGCGAAATAGGTCATGACGTGTGCGCCCGCCCAGGCGGCCAGCTCGAGCCGCATCATTGCGACCGCCATCCTCCTCGTCGCGCGCTTTAAGCGCCAGAACTGGTAGGCAAGGTACAGCCGCCGAATCGCCAGCACTACCAACCGATGCTCTCCTCGTCCACGTCGTCGTCGTTGCGCTCCTCGCGGCGGCAGTCGCCACACATGACCTCGCCGTCGGCTACCAAAGCGTCGTCGTCGACGGGCTCAGAGCCGTCCATCTCGACCTCGTCGCCGCAGCTTGAGCAGAAGAGCAGGCTCACGGCCATTCCACCGAGCTGCAGTGCTCGCATTCCCTGATGTGGACGTTGCGGCTTATCCCGCGCACGGTCCGGCCGCGCCAGGTGTGGAAGCCGAGCAAGCAGAGGAGCTTCTGGATCACGGCAGGGGTCCGACGCGGCGGTGGCGCGGGCTCGCAGACGCGTCGGCGTAGCTCCAGGATCGGGGAACAGCAGGCTCCTCGAGGTGATCACCCGGCTCTTCGGGGTCGTCGGGCTGCTCCTCCTCGGGATCGTCCTCCCAGTCCCAGATCACCCGGAGCCCGAAGGCCAGGACCAGCAGCTTGAGCACCGTTCCCCAGCTCATCAGTTTCGGCTCGGGAGGAACGGGGGCATGGGCATCGTCACGCTGGCGCCGAAGCCCCAGATGATCACCTGCCCGACGCCGCTAAGGAAGCTGCCGTCAGGGAAGACGAGGAGCCAGCCGTAAGGCAGGCCGGTGCGCCGGCTGGCGTGAGCTTCGCAGCGCATGTACCAGTCGCGGAAAAGGGCGAGGTCTTGGGCGTGCATCGCCGTGAAGTCATCCCAGAGGCGGCGGGCGATGCTGACCTCGCTCATCGGATCCTGTAGTCGCTGCCGGTTGGGGTGGCGTCATACGTGGCCTGGTCCACCGCGGTGTCCGCGTCGACGCAGCTCCAGTCAGGGGGGCAGGCGGTGACCGTCAGGAAATACTTCTTGGGCTCGTCGTGGACCACCACCGTGTTCTGGGTGGGGGTTCCGTGCTCACGAATCTCAAACCACGTGTAGGCCGACTCGGTGTGCTTGTGGGTGACCCTGCCCTGGGTGACCTGGGGCGCCTCCAGGCGACAGGCCGTGAGTCCAAGCAGCAGGATCGCAGTGACCAGGATGCGGCTGACCATCAGCGCCGGCGCCTTGGCATCTTGAGCGGCAGCTCCTGCGACCCCTCAGGGCAGGCAGCTTCGACTTCACCGATTGGCTTGTGGCACGTGGGGCAGCGCGCCACCGGGACCATGTCCACCAGGTAGCCGTCCTGGAGGACGGGGCGCAGCTCACCGCGGCGGATGGCTAAGGGCTTGCTGTCGGCCAGAGTCTTGCCGGGGAACGGGAACAGCCTCGCCATCAGCCCGGGGTCCGCTCAGCGGCGAAGTGGCCGAGCGCCTGCTCTTCGGCTTCAACCGGATCCGAGGCCTCCCCGAGCGGCGGTAGGCCGAGTACTTCACGCCACTCGTCGAGGCGACAGGTGCAAGCTGCTGTCACCGAGGGCCAGGGCGTCTTCAGCCGGACCGCAGCGCAGTCGAGCTTGTGGGCGGCGTACTCAACCAGCGCCGCGAGGATGACGCCGGTCAAGTGGTCTCGCGCCTGTTCGACGGCGCGCTCTTGGGGGCGTTCCGAGTACGCATCTCGAGGGGAGATCGCGAAACTGCCGCTCCTCCAGCCACATTCGCAGGTGCACCAGGCCGCGTCATAGCTGCTGTCGCTGGGCAGGCGCTTGAGCGCGCCGGCGTGGACTGTGAGGCCATGGCCCCTCAGCTGTTCAGCCATGCCAGATGACCGCCAGATGAGAGAAGAGCCAGAGCCCGCCGACGACGAGCACAAGGCCGGCGATCCAGCCCAGGAAACACCCCGCCGCCAAGCTGGCCGCGTCTACCGGATGGCGCTCTTTATCCGCAGCCATCACGCCTCCTCGTCCTCGGGGTCGATGTCCTCGAAGCGCTGGACCTTGCGGTGGCCGTTGCCGTTGCTGGCCACCGGCACCGAGTGCGCCGGCGGATCCTCGGCCGGCGGGGGCAGCAGGGCAGCCGGCACCGCGGCTACAACCTCTATGGCCTGGGCCTCGATCACGGCCGCCGGCGCCGTGGCGAAGTCCGACCCGGACTGGATCGCCATCAGGCGAAGCCCGGTCTGCAGCTCGGCCTCAGTGATCTTGCCGGCTGTCCAGAGCTCTTCCAGCGTCGGCTCCACCTCGCCCTCGCCGATCGCCACGTTCACCTGAACGGCCACTCCCCCACCACCGCCACGTACCAGGCTGCCGTCGAGCTCGGCGATCAGCTTGCGGGTACTCCGGATCTGGGCGGCAATCCCGGTGCGGTCCGAGTTGTAGTGGCCAAGGCGTTTGGTGCCGTCGGCGTCCTCCAGCTCGTCCTCGCTCCCGCCCAGCGCCGTGTAGCTCTGCCACAGGTTGGCCTCCAGGAACTCGAGGTCGTGGATGTGGTCCTCGCGGGACTTGGTGCCCTCTTCAGCCCAGAGCTCACGGATGCGGGCGCGGTCCAGGCTGACGGTCTGCACGCTGACCTCGAGCCGCTCTGCCGACTCCGCCAGGCTGATGCCCTGACGCTCCAGCGCCTCGACCTCGCGGAGTCGGGCCATCACAACGATGTCATTTCGCCACGGCAGCGATCCGGGCCGGCCTCTCCTCCCCCGAGCTGGACCTTTGCGTGGGTTGCCCTTAGCCATCGCCTCTCTAATTGCCATAGCTCTCTAATTGCCCAATCTCGATGCGCAGATGCGCATCAGTTTTGGTCCCGCCCGCCGCCGAGGATCCGCTGCCTCGCCGACGCCTGCCGCTGTCGCTGCTGGTCCTGGGCCACCAGCACCTGGCGGACGTTGTTCCGGGCCAGCTCATCGACCAGTAGCGCTGCGCCGTGGAAGTGGATCGCCGCGGGTGGCACGCCGAGATTCAGCACCCCGCCGGCGCTGCCGTCCTCGCCCCACTGGATGGCCAGGCCCACGGTGTCGGGCTTGACCTCGATGGCCCCTCCCTGCCAGCCGCCGCCGGTCTTGACCTCGGGCGGGTTCTCGCTTTCCATCTGGACCGCGATCGCCAGGAAGACCCGGGCGGCGTGGGCGAGGTGGGCGGTGGTGGCGCCGTTGAGTTGCGCCGCCAGGGGCTCGGCGCTGGAGGGCGTCAGGTACCAGACGACGATGGTGGGGAGGTGGTCGGGGACGGTCTCGGGCTCGTCGGTCACGGCTCAAGCCTTGGCAGCACGGCGACGTCGCAGTCGGGCTCGGGGCAGTGGAGCCGAGGTTCGTCCTGGCCGGACTCAGCGATCAGCTCGGATGCTGGATGAAGGGCGCAGTAGAGCTTCAGCGCTCGCTCTGAGGCGTCGCCCTGGATCGCTGCTTTGAAGGCTGCGGCGAAGTCGGCTGGGTCTTGGATCATTCCGACAGCCAGGTCAGGGGCACGGGCCAGCCTTCGGTCATCAGCGTCGCGTAGACCTGCTTGGCGATCGCGTTGGCGGCGGCTACGGCGCCGGGCTTGCCGGGCTCGAAGGCCTCCGGGCCCAGGTTCACTGAGACGCGGCGCTCGATCGGCACGTTCTCGCGGTCATAGGTCTGGCCGCCACGGTTGCGGGTGCGGCCGCTCGGCACCATGTAGGTGATCTTGATCTCGGCACGGCCCACCTTCAGGCGTTCCCCGTGGTCGGCGTCGTACCGTCGCGGCGCGAGGGATTCCTGAAATTGCTGAGCCCTAAGCGTCTCTGCTGCGTGCTTGGTTTCGTCTGCGGTGAATCCCTCGTCGCGAGCTAACCTGGCGAGCTCGGCGCGGTCCGCTGCCGGCGCCCGCTCGATGTTGGTGAGCACGGCGCGAGAGAGTCCGCCGGCGCTGGCGCCCACGCTTTGGCGGACTACGTTGGCCTGGAGCACGCGGTCCACGGTGGCGCGGTGCACGCTCATCTGCTCGGCGATCTGGATCCCCGCCCAGTCGGGGTGCAAGCGATGCAGCCGCCGGATGCCAGCGTCGCGCTCGTCGGGCGTGAGGGCGGCGCCGTGGCGGCAGTTACCGGTCACCGCGTACTCGAGCGCGTCCTCACGGGTGCCAGGGCGAATGTGGGCTGCGATGGTGCTTCGACCAGACCGGGTGTGGGCTTTGATGCGGTGGAAGCCGTCCGAGAGCAGCAGGCCTTCGGGGGTCTCGTAGGCCACGACGGGAGGCAGGGAGTCCAGGCTCTCCTTGTAGCGATCAACGGTGGCGCGGTGCTCGCTGTGGCGCACCTGGACCTTGCTGTCGATGACCAGGTCGGCGATGGCCACGTCGGTGATGGGTTCTTCTGGGGAACTGATCATGTGTGCCTCCAGAGCGTGAACAAGCGACGAAGTTGGCTACTCGTCGTTGAGGTGGACGTGAAAGGCAGCCGGCTGGGCGTCGTTGGCTGGGCGACAGGCGGGGCAGCGGAACTCTCCGCCGAGCTTCTGCAGCTCGTCCTGGAGCTCGTCTGCGATGGCGATCAGGTCTTCGGTGAGCTTGTCAATACGGCTGACCAGCTCGTCGGCTCGGATCAGCTTCTCTTCGTCAGTAGCCAGGGAGCTCACCCTTCGGAGCTCACGGCGCCTTGACTGCGGAGGCGCTGGACTATCTCGGAGGCGACGTTGAACGCCGTGCTCTCACCACGAGCCGGATGTTCGCCAGCAGCGCTCTCGGCCTCTCGGACGTGGTGGTGACGCTCAAGGTTCTCTCCCTCAAGCCGACGTTCCATCCGGAGCTCAACGCGCGTCTTGGGTCCGTCGCCTGGTTTCTGCATCGCGATCGCCAGTGCCGAGCGCATCCGGACCCCGCCGGCAGCGGCGTCGCCCCAGGTCTTGATGAAGTCCGCGGCTGACAGCCCGGTGTGGCGGCTCAAGAACCGACTCGCGGTCATCCGATCCTTGGCGTCGAGGGCGGCGTAGTCGTGGTCCGTGAGCCACGCATCCATCGCCTTGAGCTGGGGCCCGGGGATGGCCATCGGGGGGTCGTCGGGGTCGACGTCGCTGGGGGGCTGAGGCGTGGGGTCGAGGTCGTCCGGATCGATATCATCGGAGCCAGAGTCTCGCGCGCGCTCTGGCTTTAACGAGACAGTACGAGGGGTACGGGTCTCTGTTAAGGTCTCTGTCTCTGTTAAGTCCCGTGACACCTCCGTGACATCCGTGACAGTCACGGCGTGACTACCGTGACTGTCACGGCGTGACCCTCGTCCTTTCTGAGTTCCAAGTCGGGCCCGGCGGCGCCTCTGGCGCTCAGCCGCAGTTGCATCGGGGTTGGCCTGATCTTCGTCCCAATCATGTATGTCGAGGTCATCAAGCCAGCCTTTGGTGCGGAGCTCGGGCACGTATCGGTAGTACCGACCCATCACTTCTTTGAGCTGGGCCTCGGAGTCGAAGGAGCCCGAGACCACCTTTCCGTGGTCCCAGAGCCTGAGCACGGCAACGACCGCCGAGTCGCTGGAGAGGGCCAGCGTGTAGCCGCTGGTCGTGAACCCGCGACGGACACGAAAGTAGCCACGCCGGACGATGGTCACCCCGAGTTCCTGGCGGTCGGATAGACGCGCCTCTCGACCTCAATTTCTAGTTCTCGGATGCGCTGGTCACGGGACTCCAGCAGGGCGGCGGCTTGAAGCATGAGGTCGTGCTCGTGAGCAGCGGCATGGTATGCCCGTTTGCGCAGTTGCACCGCCAGCGGCTCTAGTGGGCCTAGCGGCTCGGTCAGGGGTTCGTCGTGCTGGCTCATGACGGGTGCCGCTCCAGGAGGAGCAACAGAGCGGCCGTCCAGCAGGCGATCGTCAGGCCCAACCACCAGGCGGAGTCCAGGACCGCGAACGGCACCGCCATCAGGCCGGCGGCGATCAGCAGCGCAGCGCCCACCTTGCTCTCGGGGTGCCGCGGCGGCAGCGGGCGGCTCATAGCCGGACGCCCCTATGGTTGAGTTCCCGCATCTCGCGGTAGCGGGACCGCTGGCGACCCTTGTATGCCACTCGGTCGATCGTCTTGATGAGGCCGGGGCGGATCTGAGCACGGCGGAATCGCAGAGCAAGACGCAACTTGGCCAGCTTCTTCTGGCTCCGTACATAGGGGCCGATGTCGCTGATGAAGCGTTCTGCGCCTGGCCCGGCGACAGCCCATGTCCAAGCGGGAACTCGTCCAGGCCGCTCTCCGTACACGGGCTGGAGCCACCCTCCCCACCGACCGCGGAACCATTCGACGAGTGGCCGGTCGGTGTTGCTGATGATGACCACCAGCCTGTAGGTCTCATCCGAGTTGCGGACCGCAATAGTGACCGTGCCCTCTCCCTCGAAGAACCCCGCCGCCCAAATACAATCCGTCTCGGTGACCGCCTCGAGCGGCAGCGCCAGGTCGGGAGAGACGCGCAGCTCGGTCACGAGCAGTCCTCGAGCGCCCCGGGCTTGGTGGGCACCAGCGGACACTTGGGGTGGTAGAACTCGCTGCGCCAGGTGCGGAAATGGGCGGCGATCGCGCCCGCGTCTACCTCGGCGTCAATCAGCTGCCCCCGGGTGACCTCGACGGCCCGCTGCAGACGCCTGATCGTGCGGTGGC